ACAGAAAGCTTCATTGGCATTGCCCAAAGGGGAGCGTTACCGATTCTGCTGAACTACTGGGGAGCGCACACTGGTAGAGCAAGCGGTGGAGACAAGATGAATCTCCAGAACTTACCAAGAGGCGGCGCACTTCGTAGATCAATCATTGCACCCAAGGGACATGTGTTGGTGGCGTGTGACTCAGCGCAGATTGAAGCACGTGTTGTCGCATGGCTTGCGGGGGAAGCTACTCTTCTAGAAGACTTTCGCAAGGGTGAAGACATCTACTCTAAGTTTGCCAGTAGTGTGTACAACAAGACCGTGACCAAGGCTGACAAGATTGAACGATTCGTCGGTAAGACTTGTATTCTTGGCCTAGGTTACGGCATGGGGGCTGAGAAGTTTCAGAACACCTTGAAGATCGGCATGGGTGGTGTGTCGGCTGACATAAGTATTGAGGACGCCAAGCGAGTGGTCACGCTGTACAGAAACACCTATCATAGAATTTCTCAGCTATGGAATGAATGCACCAAGGCGCTGGACAGAATGGCAAGGGGGAATGAGTACTTCTTGGATGTAGGACTTCAGCTACGCTGTGACAGCAGTGGCGTTCTATTACCCAACGGCACCATGATCAGATACCCCAACCTACGCAAGACTACCGATGGATATGAGTACGATGGTCGCTACGGCCCTGTCAAGCTGTACGGTGGTAAGTTGGTTGAGAACATAGTTCAAGCTCTGGCCCGTATCGTCGTGTTTGATCAGATGGCAAAGATCGATCAACAGATGCGTCAGCGTGACCGTACCGACGGACGATACAGAACTGTCCTGACAGTACACGATGAGGTTGTTTGTATAGTCCCAGAGGCTCAGGAGCAGTGGTGCAAAGACCTGATGGTGCATGAGATGTCTATACCACCACGGTGGTGTGCTGACTTGCCTGTGTCGTGTGAATGTGAATCAGGAAATAATTATGCAGACGCCAAATAAACCCCTTGACTTTCTGTACAGGGAGCCTAACATACACACCTACTCCAACGAATTGTGTGTTGGGGATGGAGACCTATGACTGTTCCTGCTTGGACGTATTCTCAGCTTGAGAAATTTGAAACCTGCCCTCGGCAGTTCTACCACGTGCGTGTCAAAAAAGACTGGGTGGAAGCACCCACAGACGCGACAAAGTGGGGCGAGAAAGTTCACACTGCGATGGAGCATCGTGTTCTCAATGGCACGGCATTGCCTGAGGGTATGGGTCAATGGGAAGGTATTGCTACCAAGATTGCATCCATGAAGGGGGAGATCAAATGCGAACAGAAGATGGCAGTCGACAGTGGCTTCCAACCCGCTGATTGGGGTTCTGCTTGGTCACGTGGTATCGCTGACGTGGTCATTACACACAAGGGCACTGCGTTAATTCTGGACTACAAGACGGGAAAGCGTAAGCCTACTGAACAGTTGATGTTGTACGCTGGTTATGCGTTTGCTCACTACCCCCAAGTGCAGACAGTGACAACAGGGTTTGTCTGGCTCAAAGAAAAGAAGATCGACAAGACACCATTTCACAGGTCAGATGTGTCCACGATATGGCTTGAGTTTTTACCCAGAGTGCGTAAACTTGAGGTGGCATACGAGAAAGACAAATGGTTGGCTAGGCCAAGTGGTTTGTGTAATGGTTGGTGTCCTGTTAAGTCTTGTGAGTTTTACAAGGATAAGAAATGACAACACAGTTTATGGGTCGGCACCAATTGGTTGACCGCTTAGCGGCGCAGGTTGGCAATCGTGAAGAAGCAATTAAGATTCTGATTGCACGTGGTCATATGAAAGAAGATGGCAAGACACTTACTGCTGAAGGCAAACGACGAGACTCAATGACTGCGGAAGAACGCGCCAAAGATCGTGCGATGAAAGCCAGTGGCAACAAGAACCCAAACGCATACACATACGATGCGCAAACGAATAGGGCAAAACTGAAATGACACCCGAAGGTAAAGTTAAGGACGCTGTAAAGAAAGTGTTGAAGAAACACGGCATCTGGTATTTCATGCCAATGCAGAATGGCTTTGGTGTGGTTGGTGTCCCTGACTTTATCTGTTGCTTTCATGGAATGTTTCTTGGTGTAGAGACCAAGGCCCCCGGAAAGCGTGAGCAAACAACTCCGAATCAAGATCGCGTGTTGCGTGAGATTGTGGAACACGGCGGGTACACCCTTGTGGTGGATGATGCCAAACAACTTGAAGACTACATAATTTTTTTAAGGAGTGAGTGATGAATAAAGGTGGCCCTACCAAAGCAGCGTATGACAAAAAATACGAATCATCCCCTGAGCAAGTCAAGAAGCGTGAGATGCGTAACCAAGCACGTGCGGAGTTGACAAAGGCTGGCAAAGTATCCAAGGGTGACGGCAAAGATGTCGATCACAAGAACATGCTCGATGGCAACGGAACAAACGCCAAGAGTAATCTACGTGCAATTCCAAAAGAACAAAACAGAGGCTGGAGAAAAACGAATGGCGATAAATACGGTTCCTAATGTTGTTATCCAAAACAGCCCAAGAATAATTTCTTTTTTTGGGCGAGAAGTTCCAAAGGGAGTTATCCATATTGATGTGATTAACAACTTCGTAAACGACAGCAAGCTCGCTTGTTGGACGACAAAAACAGGCAACCACACAATGCCTATTGACCTAGATAATTTAGATGACAGTTTAACAGCTGTGATCGTAACTATGAGGATGACATGTTAGTTAGGACTGACAAACGAGCACTGATACTAAAACTTCGTAATCCCTCTAGGGTTACTGTTCCCATACCAACTTCCAAGCTGGTAACTCACAATGGGAATACGTATGTAGCTGTCCCTCACCGGCCAGACGAAGTCAAGGTACTACGTAACCTAGGGTTTAACGCACCAGACCCTATGAAGTATTACTACAAATTTCCGGGGAGGTTTGCGCCGTTCGATGCACAAATTGAAACTGCAAATTTTCTTTCGATGCACGATAGAGCGTTCTGCTTAAACAGTATGGGTTTAGGTAAAACGGTAACCGCCCTATGGACGTACGACTACATGCGAGATGCAAAGATGGTCAACAAAGTCTTGGTGGTCTGTCCTCTATCCACGATGGAAAGAACATGGGCTGACGAAGTGTTCAAGACATTTCCACACCTTGATGCAGTTGTGTTGTATGGCTCACGTGAACGAAGAAAGAAACTTCTAAATCAAGACGCACACATCTACATAATTAACACGGATGGTTTGAAAACTATTCATGAAGATTTGAAGAACAGACCAGACATAAACCTCATCATCGTGGATGAGATCGCCATGTTTAGAAACTCAAGCACTGATCGTTGGAAGACGCTCAATGAGATTTGTAACAAGCAGTCGCAACGACGTATCTGGGCATTGACTGGTGCGCCAACTCCGCATGAACCAACAGACGCATGGGCACAGTGCCGCATCGTGTGTCCAACGAACCCTGACGTACCCAAGTACTTCGGTAAGTTCAGAGACATGGTGATGAAGCAGATCACATCGTTCAAGTGGGTGCCAAGACCAAACGCAGTAGACATCGTCAAGCAAGTGATGCAACCCGCTGTTAGGTTTGCGTTGGATGACTGTGTTGATCTGCCCGAACAAATAATGATGTCGCACGATGTGGAGATGACACCTGAGCAGAAGAAGGCATACAAAGCCATGCTGGAAAAACTCATGATGGAGTATGAAGGCGGCGAAGTATTGGCAGTCAACGAAGCAGTCAAGGCCAACAAGCTTGTTCAGATCGCCTGTGGCGTTGCATATGGCAAAGACGGCGAGTACATAAACATTCCAAGCAAGCCGCGTATAGATGTACTCAAGGAAATTATTGAGTCATCTGAAGGCAAGGTACTGGTGTTTGTCCCGCTGACTGGAGTGCTTGAACACGTGGTCAGAGAACTTGAAAACGATTGGGTAGTGGCATCAATCCATGGCGGCACACCCAAGGCTGAGCGTGATGAAATCTTTGGCAAGTTCCAGTCGACAAAAGAGCCACATGTAATTGTGGCAAACCCTGCCACGATGAGCCACGGTTTAACTTTAACTGCGGCTACTACTATTGTTTGGTACGCACCCATCCACTCAAACGATGTGTACGAACAAGCATGCGCTCGGGTTAGAAGGCCGGGGCAGACTCGCACGACAGTGATTGCTCACATTGCCGCAAGCGAGATCGAAAGACGTATTTATTTAAGACTACAAAAGAAACAGAAGCTGCAAGGCTCACTACTGGAATTGATGAAAGGATACGACCCCGACCAGTAAAAACCCCTATGCAGACAGTATTGACATCTGGTAACCTCACACCCCCACGGAGATAGTATGAAACTCTCAGAACTCATTGACAAGTACATAGAAATAAGAGACAAGAAGGCGCAACTCAAAGCTGAGTATGACGTCAAGAAGAACAAGATGGATGACGCTTTGGATAAAATCGAAGCTGTAATCCTCAAGACCTTTGATGCCAGCGGTATGGACTCAGCAAAGACTGAGAATGGCACTGCATACACTTCTAGGTTGATCACTGCAACAGTGGCTGACCCAGATATATTTATGCAGCATGTCATCGCAACCGAAGCATGGCATATGATCGAAAAGCGTTGCTCAAAAGTTGGCGTAGAACAATATAGAGCAGAGCATGACGAAGTCCCCCCCGGCGTTAACTGGCGTGAAGAGCGCGTAGTTAATGTTCGCCGTTCATCTTAACCACTGGAGAAAATTGATGTCAAACATCATCCCATTCGACTCGGGCAATCTGCCCTCCCACTTTAAATCTGGCGGTGCTGTGTCAGTTAACTCTGACTTGACTGCACACGCTGGAGGTGGGTTCCCTGTCATCAGCATCAAAGGTAAAGTATTCGCTATCGTCCGCGATGGTGACCGCACAGTCCTGACCAACCCAAAAGACCCTGAAAGTCCTGCCACAAGCATTGAGGTAGTGATCATCAAGGCCAACAAGGGTCTGTCCAAGGTGTATTACATCAAGGGCTACCAAGAAGGTGCAGAGGCTACCAAGCCTGACTGCTTTAGTAATGAAGGCGTTAAGCCTGACCCAAGCGTGGAAGAACCCCAGTCCCGCACCTGTGCCGTCTGCCCACATAACCAATGGGGTAGCAAGATTGGTGAACATGGTGGTAAGGGTAAAGCCTGTCAAGACTCCAAGCGTCTGGCTATTGCACAGCCTGACATGCTGAATGACCCCTACCTGATTCGTGTTCCTCCTGCGTCTATCAAGCCGCTGAGCGAGTACGCTGTGGCGTTGGGCAAGCGTGGTGCAGAGTACAACCAAGTACTTACCAAGATTTCCTTTGACATGGAAGCTCCAACCTCCAAATTGGTCTTTAAACCCATTGGTCTTTTGTCTGACGCTACGTACAATGAAGTCAAGGACGCAATCGACAGTGAAGTTGTTCAGAACATTCTGGGTGCTAAGCCGACTGAGCTTCCTATGCTTGAGAATCTGGAGCCAAAGGCTGAGTCAAAACCTGCACCTGTTGCAGAAAAACCTGCGGTGAAAGCAAAAGCGAAAGTTGAGCCAAAGGCTGAACCAAAGCCAGAGCCTATTGTTGAAGCAGGTGATTTGAATCTCGATGACTTGAACTTCGACGATTAAATTTTGGGGGGAAAGCGGATGTTGGCGGCATAGCAGTTGCGTGTCGAAAGTCACTTCCAAACGCAGCGAGTACCCCACCCAGCCCTTCGGGGCTTTTTGTTTCTGGAGAATACAAATGTCATATGAAATTGATCAGCGCAAAGTTGTCGGAGTTGTCTTAGAAGCCAATGGTGCTTTGGGCGACAAAGGTTTTAATCATGGTGAAATCATTCTTGGTCTCTCTGAATTGATAGGACGTGTAATTGTCGAAGCATCAGACACTTCAGTCCAAGCTGGAGAGTTGATGAAAGTTGCTATCGCACATATGGAGAAGACCATACGTGTGGGCGCTGAAGCTACAGGGAAACAACAAATCACAGCGGGTTGAGCATGGACACACTAACATTTCTTAAAACTATTCTCCCTGAGGATGGCTTCAAGTTTGTTGGTTTAAGTAGGGCTGGGTCTAAGGGTATCGCTCACAAGGCGTACGACTCATTGGAGTTGATGGCGAAAGCTATTGAGTCTTATGATCGGCAACCGAACCTGACTATTTACCATGCTTGCTGTGCATACAAAGAACCCAGCTATGAAGTTACCATAGATGGCGAGGTAAAGACCAAGTACCGTGGCGAACCGAATTGGCTGAAGGTCAAATCGTTCTGGGCTGACATCGACTGTGGCGAACAAAAAGCTGCTGAGGGGAAAGGCTATGCAACGAAAAATGATGCAGCTAAAGCGATTATTGGATTTTGCCGTGACAATCAATTTCCTGACCCTATGCTTATTGATAGTGGTGGTGGTCTCCATTGCTACTGGCCACTTACCCGAACAGTGGGGCCTAAATCATGGCGCACCATGGCCAATGGTTTCAAAGCTGCTCTTGCTGGCGCTGGTCTCATTGTTGACCCTACTAGAACTGCTGATCTGTCTTCGGTGCTACGCCCTGTCGGGAGCCACAATAGAAAGCCCGGACGAGACCCAAGAGACGTCAAAGTAAAAACACAACCAAACCCAGTCAGTCCAGAAGATTTCAACAAAGCAGTAGAAGCTGCCGTAGCCAAGTATCAAGTTACGCCACAGAGAACAATATCAACCAGCTTAAATGATGACTTGATCTCCGAGTACACAGGGCCGAAGTTTGAATCCTCTGCTCACATCATTGCAGAGAACTGCCAGCAGATGGCGGTGATGCGGGACACTCAAGGGGATATAGGCTACGAACCATGGCGTGGGTTGGTTGGCATCATCAAGCATTGTGTTGAGGGGCGAGAGATTGCCCATGCGTGGAGTGAGAGACGAGCAGAAACAGGCCATAGCAATACAGATACTGATGTACGTTATGACTCTTGGAGTACCGGCCCGACGTCCTGTGAGTTCTTTGAGAAGTCCAACCCTACCGGCTGCGATGGTTGCGTACACAGAGGAAACATCAAGACCCCCATAGTCCTTGGTCGTATTGAACCAACTCCCGAAGAAGCTATTATTGAAGTCGTTGCAGACGACGAGCTTGTTGAAACAGTTGTTCCAGCTTTCCCAGAGTCCTATGTCTACGATGCTGGACGGATGATTAGGTTTATTAAGGACAAGGACGGTATCCTTCAACCATATTCATTCTGCCAATCCCTGTTCTACCCAATCCAACGTATTAAAAAGGCAGACCAGACCTTTGCTTCCACGATCAGGATGCACTTACCCGACAAGCGGATTCGGGATTTTGAGATGGATACCGCAGTACTGGCGTCATCATCTGATCTGCTTAAAGCGTTGGCAAAGTACGAGTTGATGCCCACGAACAATAAGGATGCAACCATGCACATGACCGCATACATCAAGGACTCTATCCATAAGCTCATGGCTGAGCAACGTGAAACCGATACCCTGACTTCATTTGGCTGGCGTGACAACATGAACGGCTTCCTACTGGGAGACAGGCTGTATCACACCGATGGCTCAGTCCGTAAGGTGTTCATTGGTGGCTACGCCGCTGAGCAGAAGAAAGCTTATCCTGTTCCACGTGGAACATTGAGTGCATACTCTGAAGCCGTCAACTTCGTCTACAACCGCCCAAGCAGTGAGGCCGCACAGTATGCGTTCTGTAATGGATATGGGTCGCTGTTATCTCCATTTGCAGAGGACAGTTTTAACGGCGCACTTGTATCGCTTGTAAGTAATCAGTCAGGTAAAGGTAAAACCACGGTCTGCCGTGCTGCCCTTTATGGTTTGGGAGACGCCAACAACTTGATTTTTGCTGGCAAGCAAGGCGCAACTCGTAACGCTCGGTGGGCGCTGGTCGGAGTACACAAGAACATCCCCATCGTGTTTGATGAGATGACGGACACAGACCCCGGCGAGATGAGCGACATGTCCTACACGATCTCCCAAGGTACGGACAGAGCAAGGCTTACATCCAGTGGCGGCAAGGTCGGGTTTGCAGAACAGCACACTTGGAAGATGAGTCCATGGCTGACGGCCAACGAGGATATGTACACGAAGCTGGCGTCTCACAACGCCAACACTCAGGCCGAAGCTGTACGGATGATGCAGATTAACTTCGTCAAATACAACGTACCCATCATCAGCCCAACCACCGATGTATCAGACGCTGTCGACCGCATGCGTGAGAACTGGGGCAACGCTGGCGATATGTTTATCAGGTATATCGTCGCACACCAGAAGGAAGTAGCTGACTTGTTTTCCAAAGTTGAGAACAAGCTATCTGCATTATTGCCTGAGAGTGAGTACCGTTTCTTTCGCAGTCACGCAGCTTGTACATTGACCGCCGCACGAATCCTGATTGATCTGAACATCGTGGCTTTTGATTACGACGAACTGGTCAAGTTCACTGTAACCATGATCACAGACTTGGTGGACAACGTAGTGCTGAACAACACTACAACCCCCGGAGATGGCTTGAACCGCATGATTCGGGAACTGTCCAGCCGTATCTTGGTCACCAACGAGTATCGTGATCTGCGCACTGACAGTCGTGGCCCTGAGGACTCAATGTCCAGAATTCAAGGCACAGTGGCTGGTCGTAGGATACTGGGTAGCCAGACATACAAGGACGTCAAGTACGTTGGCAAGATGTTCTTGGCCAAGAAAGAAGTGTCGGACTGGTGTTCTAAGAATCGCCTTGAACCCAAGGACTTGATTGATCATGCAGCACTCAGCGGATGGCTTACGATTTGGCCAGACAAGTTCAACATGGGTAGGGGAACAATCCACTCAACAGGTAGCTGTGGATGCTACGTGTTCGATTACTCAGCGATGGAGGGGGCTGTAGAAAAAACCAGTGGCCCTGCTCTGGTCAAGACATCTGATTCTGCGGTAGCATCTCAGAGTTAGCAGTTGCCCTAGCTAACGTCTCCAGTGAGTCTTTCCCCCCAGCCTAAACAACTGGGGGGTTTTTTATTTACCGGATACGTAATGAGCCAACTGAGTAAGGGCTGCACCTACTGTGCCACTGGCACCGCCGATCAACATCAGCATACGCCATCCACCCTTGGCTTCAGACAGCGTAGTTTGTATAGCTTGGAGCGTGGCTTTGATGTCGTTCATATCAGAAATTAACTTGTCCATGTCGTCTTGCAGATGTTTAATGTCTGCGGCATGGGTAGCCAATTCACGTGCGGTTTGTATATCTGGTTCGGCCATGATTAACACTTCCAAGCTCTAAGGCTTTTGTTGATACGAGAGTCAGGATCTTTGGCTGTCTTTTCAGAAGTCAGTTTCTTCTTCATACCTTCCATTCTTGCGCAGAATGAATCTTTACGTGAGCCGCCCTCAGGCTGGGGGGCTTTAAGTCCGGGTTTGCCGGGGTTTGCTTTGTTGTAGGAAGCACGACCCTTGGCGTTCAAACCGCCCTCTGGATTCTTCCCCTCTGCTCTTTGCCATGCAGGTGTTTTAGCCATGATTATTTTCCGTAAAAAACTGTAATTTTTGCCGATGTAGACAAAGTTACATGCAAGTCAGTTTCAAACAAAATACCAGCGCCGGGAATATTAACACCAGCAGAATTGTTTGTATTTGCAGGCACGTTAAATTGGCAAACCACAGCACCTGATGCCCCGCCGTCTCTGAGAATAATGTCACCAGCTGTACCACCAGACAAAAAGATTAGACCTTTAAGGTAGTAACTACCAGTGACAAGAGTGCCAGTGGTTTCAAGATGGGCTGATTTAACTCCTACGGGATCACTCATGATTCACTCCTTAAATTTGACTTGCAAGTTGTACAAAACCTTTGTTTTGTTTGGTAGTTTCTACTCCGCCAATTACACCACGTTCCCGCTTCATTGCGGCCATTGGTGCTTTTAAAAGTTCGGACATAGGCAAACGTTTGTATCCATTTGACACACGGGATTCTTCCATACGTTGGAATTCTTCACGTGCTTTAGCCATACCTTGGGCATCTCCTGCCCTGTACGCATTGACGTACTCACCCTTAATATCTGTCGACTTCTGGTGATAGAACTTGTCGTACTCAGCTTTTACGTTCTGAGTAAATTGACGATCAGTCACAGTATTCGTTGGCAAACCCACAGCTTGGAAGGCGGCATCCACCATGCCAAAGTCTTCTGGCTTAAGAACGAGGTCACCATTACGCATGGTGATACCCTCAGTAGCAAAACGACCAGCCTTCATCACATTGGCAACCCCATTGGGCATCGCCATCTCTAGGCCTTTGTAATAGTCGCCATGCAACAACATCCCAAACGCATCAGCAAACTTCATCCCCATACTTGCACTTGGCCCCATTGCTGCCACAATAATCTTCTCTGCACCAGAACGACTGGTCAAGTCACCTTGAGCAAATGGCAGGATAGAAGCCACACGACCCATACCCAGCTTGTCACTCACATCCACACCCAATGCAGCAGGCACACCTCTGAGCAGTAAGTCAGATACCACCTTGTTGTTTATCATGCGGCGCAGTTTGAACTCAAAGTCATCTGGCTCATCAGGGTCGCCAAGAATCTTGGACATCATCCAAGCAATCTGACTCATGAATGGAACAGCCATTGCTCCACCAAGCACGGACATCTGAGCAACAATAAATCCAAGGGCTTTACGAGCCACCATCTTTTCTTCAGTCGATGCCCCCTTGAACGAGTTGTGCATTAGTCTTGCCAGCATGGACAACTGAATGATCTGGAAACGGCGGAACTGACCAACCACACGGCCTATACCGTTAGACAACGCACGTGGGGTGTTGAAGCCATCGTATGAACCATGAGTATCGGACACCACCTGAGCAGCGTATTGAGTGGCTGCTTCGGTATTGTTGTTGCCGTACTTCTCAAGGTATCCACGATACGCAGCAATGGCAGCTACAGAACGGTTGACCGATTCGATGCGGTTGTTCACGCCCTGCATCTTGTACATCACCTTGGCAAAGACTCCCTTTTCATCAGCCGTGGCTCGTTCAGCAGAATCCATACTGATATCAATCTTGCCCATACCAACCAGCTTGTTGAGCATGTCACGCACATCAGCTGGGGCCTTGCTGAAGTCAATGTGTTCGTTGATACCCAGACCCTTAATCAACCCAGCGATCTCTTTGTACCCACGATTGACTTGGGATACAGCGTTGCCATACCCAATACGACCAGCCAAATATGGCACGGATATCACCGCAGTCTGAGTAATCTGTTGCAAGTAGAACGCAGGGCTGAACGTCAAGCTCCACAGTGTGTTCATACGTGTGAGTGCAACTGACAACGGGCCGGGAGACTTGTACTCCATGCTGTTGGCTTGACGCTTTATCAACTCGTTGTAGATCGGCATGGCTTCACGGCGATGATTTCTAGCCTCATTCCGCATACGTTCCATCGAATCTGTAATGGCGTCGTTGTGTTCCAGCGAAGACAGGAAGTGAGCATCAGCCCGACCACTTGTGGCCAAGTTACGCATCATGTTGTCATCAGCACCAGACACATTTTTACGCTGCATTTCTGATTTACGGGCGCTGGCTTCAGCCACGGTCATCAAGTACAAGTCCCCAACCATCTTGTTCATGGAGTGGAAGTTCACAGATGACATGTCGCCATCACTGACTTGACGCTGTAGCAGATTACGCAGACGACCAACAGCCAGATGGATATCTCCGCCACCAGTGTAGGATTCTTCAGCTTCTTTCACACCAGCATCTTCTGGCATGATGTCGTACTTGCCTGTGGCGTGCAGCTTCTCAGCAATGTTGTCAGCTTCGGCTTGTGTTTCAGCGAACTGAACCACGTAGTGATCAGAGTTGGAAACATTGTCTTGCAGCCATTGCTTGGCTTGTTCTACATCCCAGTCACCCAGCTTGGCACGTTCTTCATAGTGCTTGAACTCGGCAGACTTGGCCACAACCACATGGTCACCATAGCGGCCAAGGTAGGCATAGGGGGACGAAACATCCACACCACGTACTTTGGCTTCACGGGCAAGTAACAGTTTCTTTTCCGCAGCCAGTTCTTTCATTTGCTCTGCGTCGCCCATAACGGCTTTTTCACGGTCAGCAAACTCACGGTCAATTGCAGCTTCCACAGCTTTCTTCTTGAGCATCAGGGCTTCATAGCCATGCTCAAACACTGCCTTGATTACTTTCTGGGCTGACTCATCAAAGGCATCAAACCGCAGTTTCATGTCTGGGTCGACAGTAAACAAATCAGTGCCAACACGATGTTCGCCGGGGTAGTAGCCCCACTTGCCACTAACTGTGGAGTCCTTGATGAACTTGTTGACTGAGTTGGCTCCAGTGCCTTTGTACTCGCCAGACAGCTTGTCAAAGTCAGACAGAATTTTATTGATGCGCTGTTCAAACTGGATGCGTGTAGCTTGCCGTGCGTACTGTGCATTCAGATAGTCATTGGCAGACTTCATGTATTTGGAAGCCATCTTCACCACATCTTCTGTGATGGCAGATGCGTAGATACCGTTCTTGGCTTGATGCAACAGGTTGGTTACCAGACTGCGCGTAGGAGTACGCACAAATGGCGGCAGTCGATTTATTGTTTCATCGACTGTAGCGGCAGGGTTGATACCAAACTTAACCTTTTCTTTTGATGCACTGACATTGGTTTGTAGGGTAACAATATTTTTGTCATTGAAAACTACGTAGTTAAAACTACCATCGTTTGCAACCGCATCAGCGTATTGAACACCCTTTATTCCGGCTTTATCGAGCATAGCCGCAAATTTTTTAGGGCCGTATGCTTTCTCTTGTTCTTTAAACCACTTAATGGATATATTTCCATTTTGGTCATACAACCCTAAACTTTCAAGCCCTTTGCGCACTACATCGCTTTGCGCATTCATGGGTTGTTTTGCCTTCAGCCACTCGTCAGATGCAACACCAAGACTGGTGCGATAAAGAACAGCTTTAGCCCCCACTGGGGAATCCCCGTCAATAGCAGCATACCCTTCAGCAGTTGGCTTAGCTTGGGCAAAATACGATCCCTGACCCCACAGCTGCCCTCCAACGCCAGTGCCTATTTTTGTAGTTGAAAATTGTCTAAACAATACGTTTGAACCATGCCATGTACCAGCAATTTCTAAACGGGCAGCACCGTAAGCCATGTTGACCACGTCTTGTGCAGTCAAAGATTCTGGTTTAAAGCCAAGTTTACGGACGGCGTTCTTAAAGCCAGCCCACAATGTACGGAACCAGCTACCAAAAGCTCCAGTCATCTTGGCAGCAGCATTTGGATCAACACCCGCCAACATAGCTTCTTCAACAAAATATGCAATCAACTCAGACATCACGTCTTCATCAGCTACATTGGCGTTGCCAACACGTTCAACGGCTTTACGTGCTAGCGTAGATTCTTTGGAATTGTCATTGAGGTCAGCCCACTTACTAATTTGGCCAGCCAAAGAAACAATATCTTTTTCTGCAAGCATCCGGTCAAGTCCAAGGTGGCCACCTACTTCGTGCATAAACTTGGCACGTCCCTGACCTTCTTGGATACGGCTTGCAACTAGAATAGCTTTGCCACTTCGTGTCCAACCAAAGGCTTTATCGTTTGACCATCCAATAGCTTGGTCACGCATATCTTCAAGCTCAGCTACATCATCAACGATGATCACATTGCGGCCAAGAGTGTCAACACGCATGAATGCTTTGAGTTCAGCAATCAAGGACTTGGCAGTGTATGGTTTTGCAGGTGCGGTGCTTTTGCCAAACTGCGCTGATTCCAACCCCACAGGCATAGTTACACCCTTCATCATAGAAGAAGGGGCATACTTCAAAAGATTTGATGCTTGTTTTGTATTACCGTTTCGGTTTGCTACTGCATCTGTTAATACGTAAGAAGGAAAAGATCCTTCTGGGTCTATCGTGGCTTGAATAACTATTTGAAAGATAGACTGTCGAAGTGAAGTGCTTCTTTCATATAGACGCAACGTGTCCATATCTTTATCAGCAACAGCTTGAAGCGCAAGTTTTTCATTTCTTGTGAGTGGGGCATATTCTGTATGTAGTAAACGTGCTTTTGTCAATTCCTGCTGCGCTTGCTGCCTTACTTCTTTGGGTTCTTTGTTCCGCAATAGGTTTTCTTGACCTTCTGGACGTCCTTTAAAAGCATCCCACAAACCTTGGCTTACCAACTCAAAAGTTTTGGTTACTTTACCATTTACGATCAAGTCCAATGTTCTACCGTTTTCTTTTAGGTATGGTTCCTCATTGTGTGTTTCATTGTCTATGTTCTTACCAAACTTAACATCTTCTTCCCGACCAACCACTGATACCTTAGAAGTTGTGGCTTGTCCGCCTTTTTGAGCAGGGGTGGTTGTTGTGACTGTCTCTGTCTTTGGCGTGAACGGTGTACGAGTCAACTCGTCTTTGTTGGCCTTGTTCTGGGCAGTCGCTCCAGTCAGAAACTCACCGACCAGTTCTTGTTTGTCAGGAACGATGAACAGCGCAGCGCCGTCCATCTGTTGGAGGTTGTTGGCTACCAGCGAACCGTACGTGGCTTTGTCGACGTTGATACAACCGAACGAGTAGCGGGAATCTGCTGCGCCTTCTTTCTGCAATGCAGCCAGCCGTTGCTGGGCATCTTTCTCTTTTGTCCACACAGAGTGGAACAGGGTTACGCTGTACTCGCCGTCAATCGCCTTGTCCAGAACGAACACCTTACCAAAATCATACCCACCAGCTGTATGAGCTTCACCGCCACCACGCTTAGCATCTCGCAAGCCCATAGTGAACAGGCCAGCAGGTGTGATGCGATTCTGAACTTTGTCAGTGTTGCCCTTGTAGTAATCCCCAACGGTCTTACCAATCAGGACTTTCTTTTGCAAGAACAAAGAACCATCAGGGTTAAATATAAATACCCGTGCGTTTGGCTTGTCAGTCAGTACAAAGAACTTGTTCTCTGCTTTGAGCTTGGCAGCGATGCTTGGGTAGATCGTGCTGTAGGCTTCTTGCGCAGCCTTGGACATGTTGGCCTTAGCCACTGCTGGAACTTCTGCTTTGACTTCCCTCACTTGGGAAACAGTACGTGGAGCGATAACCACAACTTCACTGTTCTTCGTCATGAGCGATGGGTTAAAGACCATAGCCGTGGCCAACACGCCAGCGTGAATTGCCTTAATGATGTCGCGGATGGCGGCAGCAACTGCCTGAGCGCCCTTGGTAGCGTAAGCTGTTACATCTTCTTGCAGCTTGGTAAAGAACTCTGACGTTCCACGTGTTTCACCATAGTGGTTTTCCAGTCGCGCAATCTGTGCTTCTGGTAACGCAGCAATAGGTTCTTCCAGAATTGTCTGTTGCTCAGGGTTTATTTCAGCAGCCTCTGGGCTTTCCTCAATGATTTCTTCAGCGGTCAGTTCTTCTTCAGCTACTGGTTCAGTCTGTTCTTCAACTACAGGCTCAGTCTGTTCTTCAGCAACAACATCACTTATTGTTTGTCGCTTTTCGGTGGCGATTTCGGTGGCAGGAGCCGTGACAATTTGGTTGACAACAGCTGCAAGGTTGGCTTTACCACGGTTTGCCAAGTCGTCAAAACGAATCCTTTGATCTTTGTTAAGGTCTGCGTAAGCAGGAAGTTCAGGCGCGAGAGTACGTAGTTCATTCCATTGCTCCTCTGGGGTTTTTACTTCTTCTGGGACGACTTCTGTTTTGGCTTGCTTAGTTTGTTTGGCAGGCTTTTCGGGTTTGGCGTTTCCTTCGCCCACCGTTTTGCCACTTCTGGCTGGTTTGCGAACATTTCCCTCATCTGCGCTTTCGACTTGAACGGCATTTGTTTTCTCCAATTTTGCTGATGCTACAGATAAAGTTTTTGTAAGTCCATTTTGGAATTTCACAGTAACAGTAGTTTCTGCGCCATCACCAGAAAAACTTTCAATAACACCAGTTCCCAGTTTGGGATTGACTACAGTGTTTCCAACCTCTAATCCTTTGCGGTCGGCCTTGCGTTTTGTACGAGTTTCGGCAACCAGCTTATCTCGCTTTGTTTGCTCAGCGACGTCAACTTCTGGTTTTGCTTCTGCTTCTACTTTTGTAGTTTCACCTGTTAAATCAACTTCTTCCTCTTCTTCATAGGCAACACTCTTTTCACCTTTGGCGGCTCTTTCTTTTTGCAACGCAGAATAAGTATTCCAAGCCTTGGCTAAGTCTGCCGCAGCTTTTGCGTCAGCTGGATTAGCATTTACTTTGGCTTGTAGTTTGTCAATACGGTTTAGTATGACTTTACCTTCAGAGTCAACAGCCCCTTGGCTTCCGCCCGCTTTTGCAATGGTGCCCATAGTGCGGTCTTCGCCGCCTTCACCACGGTTCATCTCCTCGGCCAATAATTTGCTACGGTCGCCTTCTTGCTCACCAGCTTCAAGTTCTTCAGCCAATGTTTGAGATTTGTTGGTCTCATACTCTGAACGAGTGGCGTACAACCCAGCTAACTCACCCTCACCAATACCGTCAGGGAATTCCGCAGAACGGAAGTTGGCAGCTTCTGTCACCATCTGCAAAGCAATTGCAGGATCAGTCACAACATATTGACCAATTTTTCTGTCCATCTTGACGCCCATACGCTCAAGTTGTTTTTGAACAGCAGCTTCTGACATGCCCACCAAATCAGCAATGTCTTTTTCCTTGAACTGTTCCAACAAAGACAACCGCAAAATTTCAGTGCGGGTCTCAGCATTAGCACCCTTTACGGAAGCCAGTATCTTTCCAAACAACTCACGAATGATCTCTATGCGGCGTTCGCTTGAGATGTGGGAGAGGTCTGAGGCGTAGTATCCGATGGTTGGGCTGTAGACTCTTGGGCCGTTTTGAACAGCTTGCTCACCCACAGCGCCTGTGGCGGTTTGTTGAGGTTGATTGGGTACTTGCCCTTCACCCAACCCACTTGTGGCTTGTTCATTTACTTGCCCCGGCTGCTGACTACCAGAAAGGTCGGTGGCGACACCGGTGCCAGTCCGTATTCCTTCTCCTGATGGCTGTCCAGTTTGCTGGCCAGTCTGTCCTTGAGGCTCACTTCCTGTAAGGAGGGATTGAACTCCGCTGGGTTGTACATCCCCAGTGTTTGCCCCGCTACCTTCTCCTGTTCCGCTTTGGATTGGTACTGTTCCCAGCCCGGAAGTTGTTTGCAATGTTTGTCCATTTTTAGCTCCTTTGGTTTGTTGCGATGCGGTGTAGCCGCTGGTATCCTTGCCTGTCAAGGCTTGGTGGATGGCGTTAAGCTGCTCAAGCTGCGCACCCTTAGTGCTTTGAGACAACTGTTCTAAGATTTGTGCGGCTTCTTCCACAGAACCCACGTGGGCAATTTGGAATTTGGCAGCGACTTCAGCTACCTTTTCAAAAGTCTTACGGACAGAGTCCGTGGCTTTCAGTGGATTAAAATTTACGTTGACCAGCTTGCCGCCGGTCTGTTCATTGGCTACGTTTATAGCGCGGGTAATTTGGTTCTGAAAACCTTTTAACGACCCAACTAGATCAGCAGTGGCTTTGGCGGCTTCTTGAATTGCTGGGCCAAATACAGGCTTACCAAAGAAGTCCCAACGTTGCCCCTCAGGTTTTGGCAAACCTACTCGGTCTGCCATGTAGCTTACACGTTCAGTTTCTTTTTGTTGTTGCTGTGTTGCAAAATCTGCTTGTGTTTGTTGTTGGTTTTGTTGTTGAGTAGCAGCTTGCGATTGAGCAATATCTGTAGTTCCGCCTGTTACAGCTGGAGCCGTGATAGGTGCAGCGGTTTGATCGACCAGTGAAGAACGACCAGCCAGTGGGTTAACTCTGTCAGCAGTGCCGCTCATCTGAGCAGCCATGTCAAACTCAGGAGTTGTACCTGCCTGAGTACCAACCAAAGAAGAACGGCCTGTCAGCGGATCAACCCTACCAGCAGTACCACTCATCTGAGCGGCCATGTCAAATCCGGGGGTTGTACCCACTGGGGTGATTGTTGGGTTCTGCTGGAACGCTTGTTCAACCTCATTGGTAGCTGTTTGGCCAGTCTGTGGATTGGCAGCTGTATTCGCTCCGGGAACAAAACTTTCACTACGTCTCCAACCACCTGCACCACCACCGATAAGCCCGCCAAGTGTGGCTCCACCGATAAACGATTCTTTGAACCGCTCGTTGGATTTCTCGTTGAAGAACTGTTCTGTGGGGTCGACCGCCATGCGGCCCGCTTGGTTTACAAATTCTTGTGATGTCTCTTGAGCGCCTTCTTTGACAGCCGCTGTTGTTCCAGTAGCAGCAGTTCGCGCCAATGCACCTTTGGCTCCTGATACGTTGTCAAGCAAGTTCAGTGGGTTACGGAAAAGCTGCCCACGGCCTAAAGCACCTTCAAGGCCCACCACATTCAAGGCAGCGTAGGGAACACCTAACGCAAACGCAGAAGCTGCATCAGTCGTGCCTGATTGTTCACGTTGGTTGGACAGCACATCGCCCACAGAGGATGGATAAGACGCAGCGACTACACCAGCATCAGAACCAAGGGACAACGATTTTTGAGCAACCTCAGCTGCTTTTTTGGCTTTTGCTGCTGCAACTACATCACCTGAAGCTTGTGCTGCCCTATATGCAGTAGTGGCTTCTTCTAAAGCAAGGCGAGTACCGCCCATAGCCAATCGACCACCAATACCGCCAACCAAGGCTTCAGCAAGATATGGGGCAGACTGAATGGCTAAACCTTTTGCGTAGCTACCAAAATCCCCTACACCTTGAACATCCGCAAATGTATCAATAGCGCCCAGTTTTCTGGCTTTTTGCGCAGATATATCAGCACGTAGTTCATTCTCAGATCGCTGTTTAGCAAGCCAACTGCTTGTATCTTTTGCGCCAACCGCACCTGCAACTTCTTCGGCTACGCCATACAACCCAGCTTGATAGCGATCAACAGACGCAGATGCTTGTTGTCCTGTAATACCGCTATTGGAAGCACCAAACCGCAGTTTGGCAGCAACTTCTTTTTCGTCCCAACCCAAAGTCTTTGAGACTTCTTGGACAATGTCGTAATCAGACATCTTGTCCCCACCGGGGATCAGGGCGCGGAACTGATTAATCGTTGGCATTACTTATCCTTATTAATTTCTACCAGCTTTTCTATACATCCTGTCTTGTTCTTCATGAAGCTTTTTAGCATAGGCATCAGCAGCTTCAGTTGTTTTAAACTTACCAAGATGCTCACCAGTTTTTTTGTAATGAGCAATAGCTTCGTTGTCACTAACAATTTTTCCATTAACCACTGTTGGAATAAGAACTTCAACATTCTCGTTCATAGGTTTAAAAGATATAGAACGAACAGTGCTTATAGAACCATCTTTGTTTGTAACAACAGGACGTTTTGTAAGATTAATGTTACCTGATTCTACAAGGCCAGCAGACTTAGCCCCACTAGAATCTGCGCTGGCAGGTATCGCACTTTTATTTTGTTTGGCTGCGCGGTCTGCTTTAATTCTTGCTGTTTCCGCATCCATATCAGCTTTGAATTTTGCTTCTTTTGCCACGGCTTCTTTGTCTGGATTACCTTTGTACGTTCCGCCGCCGCCAACCGCTGCTGCATCTGTATTATCTGTAGTAGATATAGGAAGGGCTGACTTATTTTTTCCTGCATCAGTTTTATCAGTCTTGTCGTTGCCTTTAGCTTTCTTAAAAGCTGTGACCATGGGGTCTTCCCCAAACACGTTTGGCCATTTTTCTTTGACGGCTTCAATTTGTTCTGGAGTAACTGCATTTTCAAGATCGCGGTATGCAGCAGTCCGTTCTTCCGAGCTTACTACGGAGCGATCAGGTTTTTTCAGGGCATTGATAAGTCCGGTGATGTCTCCACTTTTCTTAGCGGCAGCAGTAGCTGCTTTTAATAACACGGCTTGACCTTCTGGGCCGTTTTGCTGTTCTGGTGTGAGTTTGGAGAATTCTTCCATATAAGGTTTCATCAAGGCCCCAGCTTCAGCATTTACTGTTGCCACTTTAGCTAACGCGTTATGCAAATTAGCATTGGCGTTAGAAGCCTTAGCCGCAGCGTTTGCTTGGTTAGCCGTTGCTGCAAAAGTACCTGCATCTTCTTTTGCTTTAAGTTCTTTAGCAGATGTGGCGGCATTAGCTGTGGCAGCAGCAGCTTGCGCAGTTTGAGCAGTTGCAGAAATTCCATGGGTTTTCAATTCTTGTTCTTTTTGCAAGAACGTAACCAGTTCTTTTTCGTCCCTGAACAAACCTTCTTTCATCAGTTTGCTTTTTAAATTGTTCGCATATTCTGTCTGCGCCAATTCTTGCAACGCACCCTTGGCTTGGTCTAAATTTGTAATTGGTTGGCCAATAGGTTTACCTTGATCGTCCAAAACAACAATAGCGCCGTTTTTAAATTGAACATCATGACCAAGAGCTTTTTTTAGTTCAGGGCCAAAAGTAGATACCAAGCCTTCCATGCCCTTACTTTTTGCAACTTCTGAAATTTGATCCAAGCGGGCTGCTGATGTTCTACGAACATCCTCCATGGCGGCATTGAACTTCTGGTCAAATTTTTCTGTTGTATCTGCTTGCCGAATTTTGTAACTATTCAGAGTCATAGTCTGATCGCCAACTTTTATTGTCTGTTGGTTGGCAAGCGTCTGTGTATATTTGGACTCCATGTCCATGGCTTTATCAAGGGCGTACGAATTCCCTGACTTCATCGCCAAGTCTTTCAACTTTTGAATTTTAAGAAGGTGCGGGTCGTTCGACAATGCGGCTGTTGCTGAAGTTTCCGCTGGTGTAGGTGCAGATGCAGGTGCTGCTTTATTCGTTGCTATTGCTTGTGCAGGTGCTGCCGCTGCCGCTGGTGCTGTTTTTTCAAAAAGAGCAGTTGTTCTAGCCAAACTTTCTCTACTGAGAGGCTCTACCTCAGAATCAGGTGTTGGCGCAGCAGGTGTATTTTTTTGATTAACCCAATCTGTAAAATCTAACTTAGTTGTTTTGTCAGCTATCCAAGCATTGTAATTTTCATTACTGCGGTCAAAAACAGGCGTACTACCTGAAGATTTAATTACTGACCCATCGGCGGGCGGCATAGCGGCTGTTTGCGCTGTTGTTGGTATCGCCGTAGGTGCCTTTGCAGCTGCCGCCGCAGAAGCAGCACTCATTTCATCACCACCGGCAAATCTTGCAGTAACATTACCCACTTTGTCAGGCGCATCCATGCCAAAGGCTTGCTTTAGCAGGTCGTTGAATTCTACTTTTTGCTTTTGTTCAGTTTCTTCCCAACCAAACTTTTTCTTTTGCATGCCAAGAGCTTCTTCACGCATCGCCATTTCTTTTTCACGAAACGCTTGTTCTTGATACGCAGATATGCCTTTGGCGACACCGCCAGCAAAATTACCTAAAGCAGCAATATTAAGCCCCATGATTCAGTACCTTTCCATAATCAACCATTTTGTAGCCATTGCTACCAATAAGAACGGCGTCAGGAATAACTTTTTCAACATCATGAGCCATAACACCAATTTGAAAACCATGCCCAGCTTCACCACGAAACTCTGGTTTGTATTGGAATGAATACAGCAAAAGCCCATTCCCCAACTGACCAATCTTGGTGATATCTTGTTTGATGCGGATGTCTGAATATTTTGTAATAGCTGCTGATCCAGCTTGGCCAATCAGCGAACCAAACCCACTCATACCAGCGCCTTCAGCTTGTTGTTGTGCTTGATACGCGCCAACGTCGGCTTGGTATTTTTGAACACCCAGAGTACCAACTTGACCCCAGCCGCCCATAGCAGTCTGTGTAGCGGCGTTACTTACGCCACTTATAGCAGCGGCATTACCCACCATGTTTTGACCAGCAGCAGCACCTTGGCTATTAGCACCCAGACCAACATTGGTCTGATTCAAAGACTGAGCAGGTAAGCCCGCGTACATGTTGTACACGTTAGCTTGTTTCTGAAGACCAACTTGTTTGGCGGCTTCCCGTGTCTGATTCATCGCAGCAGCAGTTGCCGCAGCTTGGGCAACTTGATTTGAGTTAGCTTGTCCTTGTGCTACACCAGATGTCGGGTCAATACCATAAGACCGTTGGCGCATGGCCGTCTGTTCACGTTGAACTTGTGCTGCTGTTCCAATATCGCCTGCGGCTTGTGAGGCCAGTTGTTCTTGATATGCCTCTTCGTTATATTTATTTGCGTCGTCCCGCAATTTCTCCATGGCAGGAATACCTGATTCCTTGTACATGGCATAAGACTCATCCGCCCGTGTTAAATTTTTCTTGGCAGCTTCTTGGGTAACATCATAAGTACCTTGAAGGCGTGCGTTTTGAGCTTCGGTCTGCTTTAGTAAGTCAGGATAAATTTTGGTTTTAAATTCAGCCCACTGCTCAGTAGCCAACTTGGATAACTCGCGTTGAGCAATACCAATATTAGGGTCTGCATCTGGAGCAGAACTACCGCCTTTACCCCACAGAGTTGAAAGACGACCTTTGGCGGTTGGCTTAAACGCCAACTCAGGCAACATCTCAAAATCGTGCATCTTCATACGTACCCCTTAATCCATCTGCATTCTTCACGCAGCATCCCATAGATAAACATATCGGAGCCATCAACATGGGCACGGCGCAAAAGACCTTCACGTTTGTACCCGATATCTTCTACAAATTTGTTTGACACGTTGTTGTCCACTTTCACAAGAGCCGTGACTCGGTAACATCTCAGTTGAAGGAACGGATACGCAAACGAGCGAAACAAGAACTCACGGTTCAACCAGTTTTTTCCGGGAGCTGCAACAACATTCATACTGATTGAAGCACCAGTGTACATATTGAACACAACCCCCGCAATCAATTCTCCGTCTCGTTCAAGACCAATTGCTTCACCGCCGCTATCTTCTTCCCCCAGCTGTTCCCAGACCCATTTTGATATCTTTTCTTTCTGTCCATAAACAACTGTCTTCATGGGGCTGTATCTTACCCACTTTGGTTGATTCTGGAAAGTATTTGGTTGACTTTTGTGATGACGTCTGATAACACAGCGTCTGACCCTAGAGGAGCCAGAGAAGTAGACCCCGGTCGTGCGCCAGTGATTAACTCCACATTGGTCTTCAGTGGTTCAAGAATTTGCGACAGTTCACGAGGTAGGCTCCCCGTTGCTGGGATCGCTGGCTTCTTCATATCTGTTTCAACTCACCAATGGTGGAAGCCATACGGAACTGGCGAATTGGAGCATTGCCAGTCAACTTGACCTCATACACGTAGTTCTTGTTGGCCGCTGGCATACGCACAGGTTCTTGATCTGTAATACCAGCAGAAAATATCTGAGCATCATCAGCATTTATAACAACTTGTACGTTTCGTACGTCAGCAGCATTAGGAATAGGAGTCAAAATACTTCCATTAATCGCAAAAATATTAACAGCCGCACCATCTACTCGTCCCCCCAACGGGGTTCCCGCTGCCCAAATTACTTGGTTTGCCGCAATAATTGCCGCCACATACGTGTTGTATGAAGACGTGTCTGCTATGTAAATCCAGTCAGCTTGCAGCTTCAGCGCCCCAAAATTAGTAGGGGATGGCATGACAAACTTCTTTGACTTCCATTCAAAAAACAAGTTGTTGATGGGGTCTGCGTCCAGCTGATAAATTTTGTTATCTGAAGAATCGACGGTGTATACGTTGGCTGTTGTGCGCTCAAGGAATATGGCATATCCCGGAACAGCTAAGGTAACCAGAGGGGGTGTGTCCCCGCGAGTAATGACAAGTGCAGCCTTGGTGTTTCCCGATTCATAGAACGCCAAGTACATGTTCTGGTAAATCGCCCCCACTATAGAAGTCGGCAGGTATGCACTCCACTCATTTCGGGTAAACAACGCACGGGTAACAACATCTGTGCTGCCCGGAGCGATGGCTACGATACCGTTGGGGCTGGCGTACAACACGCCATACTGGTCGCTGGCAATAGATTTCTTGGACACGCATGGCTCAAAAATACTGAGCTTTTCCTGAGTCATTGATCCGGGAGTAGAACCAGAGATCAGATATGTAGAGTACGTTGTACATACAACAAGGGTCTGGCCAAACACACCCATACCTATGATTGGAAATCCAACCGTCATCATGTAGCTTGTTGGCCACGCATGCGGAAGGTACGGCTCACAGAACCAGACTTGGTTATCTACAAAACCCGCCACAATGCCGTTGGGCATAGGTATTAACCCTTTAAGGGTCGCAGGAGGAGGTGCGTAGTACAAGGACGGAAGTGCTGTTCCAAGGTCGGCTGCAAGAATATTGTCAGCAAAAGAACCGCTGGCCACGCCAGTTGCGGGAGTAACCGATACAGTACCCACATACAAATAAGACACTGAGGTTGCGCCCGTCACGGCTCGGTAAATCCGAATGGCTGTAATGTTGTATCCAGCTGCTGTGGTTGGCGCAGTGGCAAAAGCACTGACTGTTACAGTAGCCCCAGTCGCCCATGTTGCAATAGAAGCCGCAGGGCTTGGGCCAGATTCTTCAAGCACAGAACCAAACGTGCTGATGTACGTATACACATACGCCCTGTTTTCAGCAGTCGTACCAGCCGTTGTAGCAAGTGTGGGGGCAGCTGTAGGGTTTGGTACGCCCATCTGGTAGTAGGCATCTGGGAACGGCTTTGTGCCTGACCCACTTGTCGTGGCCAAGTTCCAGTTGGTTTTTTTGGGGCCAACACCATCGGTGTAGTAAACACGAAAATCAGTGGTATCTACCACAGGGCTTGGAACAACGTCTACATCACTCGTCCACTCAAGCCACGCTTTATCGCCTGTTGTTAGCTTTTCCAGCTGGTATATGGTTTTTACACCAGACTGACCAAGCGTGTACACAGCAACTGGTTTGCGCCACGGTCGGATTTCACCCGACTGCAACTTTAAATTTGACGCAGTTTGTGCCTGCGTAGGCCCAAGCTCAGTTGGGCCAATACGGGGGGCGATCCCTGAGAACTGTTCTAACTTAATTACAGACATGACCGCCCCTTAGATTTACTCAGCTGCGGTGACAGCCACAGTATCAGTTACATCAACACTAGAGTCAGTCTTCTTACGGGTTTTCTTGACAGGGTTGTTCTGAATTTCTTCAGCCATTGTCTTGCCTTCATCCGTCAAACTGAACACACCATCTGTACCAAGCTCACCAACTTTACGTCGGTCGCTCATAACACCAATGATGATATTGCCAGCGCAAATTTCTGCGCCTGTGGCTTCCATGAACTGCTCAAAACTGATTGCCATAAATTCTCCTTATGCGTAGGCACGAGTGCCTGCTTTATCAATGATCAAAGCCATATTCCGTGGATCATGACCTTCTTCATTCGGAATTGAGACATGTGTCCAGCGGTCAAATTCCCGAATAACCTGATCATAGGGCAAACCGGATGCCATGATTGCAGAAACAACTTCATCAGGGGTCATGCCGGGAACACGAATGTCCGCTGCGCAACCACGCCGATGCTGTGATTTGTCGGACGATCCTACTGCTTTATTGACTTCAGCGCAACGAAAAGCTGAGTTCACGATGATTGGTTTGCCACCAATAACTTCTTTGACTTGTTCCAAAAACTCGGCAAGACGAACCAAGTTGGCCATCTCTTCGTCGTTTGGTGTGTTGTCAAATTCGCGGTGGTCTGTGTGGGTCAGTTCGTCAAGGGTGAAGCTGGGGCTGAGGTTCATGGTTTACTCCTTAAGGTTTGGAAGGCTGAGTTGTAGGCGTCGATACAGGCGTTGAGTTGCCTGATGGCTTTGTCTCCGTCGTCGGTGATGGCGATAAGACGTCGAGCAACCTCTGGGTCAAGCTCGGCTGTTGCTTGAACGCTATTTCCGGCGGCAGGGGTGGAATCTCCGGCGGTTGATACGGGGCACTCGGGGGCTTTGATAGCGACCCGCAGCTTGAGATTGCCAGAGGCAATAGCAGCATCACGCTCTTTTGAAATAGACTTTGCTTTCTCATTTGACATCCTCAAGGAATTTGCGGTAGTGGTAACAGCAGCAGATAAAGCCTGTTCTTTCTGTCTGGCTTCGCCGTTCAGTCGGGCAATCTCCAACTGTTGTCGGGTTGTCTCGTCACGCTTGCCTTTGTAGTACCCACTTCCAAAACTACCAAGAATAGCCAGCAAGACACCCAATAAAACATATGGGTTAAATATGCTCATGGAACTTCCGTGTTGCTATTTGGCGGTAGATTGGCGCTCAAAGGTTTGACCATTGGTTTTGGCGGCTCATCATTGTCGGTGGCTTCTGCTTTGGCAACAGCCTTGGCAACCGCTTTGACCCCGGATCTACCGGCAACACCGCCCAGTACGCCTGAGACAAACACCATGATGGTGCTGATTTGCTGGGTGTATATCTTGTCGATAGGCGCAAGGCCACTCATTGGCTGGGTCACAAAGCTTACCGAATAGAGAAACATCGCCATTGACCCCAAAAGGATCAGCACCAAAGAAACAATCACAAAGGCCCATACACGGGCTTCAATCTCATCAGGGGTAAGACGGGTGTGGAACGCCATTATTTCTTCTCCTGTTCGGGTTTAACAAGCATTTCAGGGCAAGTGCTTGTAGCGGTGCAGATAGGGGGCTTGCACTCAGCATTTTGCCAGTTCTTAGGGTCTTGGCAAGGGTATCTAAAATGATCTTCGCAGCCTGTCAGCAGCACCAACAAGATTGACAGCCCCCAAATACAGTAGATGTTCATTTATCTTTCTCCCTTTCTTTTTGCTCAATCTTCTGCCGCATCTTCTCAACTTTTTCAACTTGAGACTTAACCTCATTCTTAGCGTCCAAGATGTCAAGATAAAGAAACCCCATCAGTGGCAACAACAAGGCAATCAGCAAGCAAGCAGCGATCCATCCCACTATGTCTTCCTCCACTGGCTTACGAATATCAGCCACATCCATATATACAGAAGGAATATTCCTGTTACGACTAGGTACGCCGACTTTGCTTGGAAGTTTCTTTGCCTTTCCTTGCGTAGCCATTCCTTGTACCTTTCCTTTGCTTCCTGCTTCAGTCTGGCTTGTTCTTGCTCCTCTTGTATGATTTCTCGCATCTCAAACACTTCAGAGTACAAAGCACCCATCTCTGGGGGACTCTGATACACCATACATTCACGAATCTGAACCACCAACTCAGCCATCTGCTGTTGAGCCATAACCCTGTTCAGGGCGGCTTCCATGTGATTCTGGTCAGGATCGTAAACGCTTCTAGACTTTTCTTCTTCTTCCCTTATGTGAGCGGCAAGTTGTTCTTGAATCTTGAAGAATTCAGTAAGTTGTTTGACAATATTGACTTTGACTTGAGTTTCATCAACAGCGACAAACTTTTCTTTCTTTTTCGCCAGAGGCTTGGGCGGGGTGGCGGCAACTGCTGCTGGCTTGTTCTTAGGCTTGAAGAAGTTACTAAAGTTACTCCAAAATCCAGTAACTTCCTTATATACCTTGGCGGCTTCGTCAACAGTAGACTTGACTTCCATAAAGGAAGTCTTGACCTGCTTGTAAAGCTCACAGCCTTCTTTGATTGCTGCAACACAAGCATTGGCGGCAAAGAGTAGACTGATCGGATCAATTTTTTAGCCTTGCGCTGGAGGCTGTGCTTCCAGTCGTGCTGCTTCTTCTGCTGCGGCTTGTTCTGCTGCTTGCTGTGCTACTGCCGCATCGTATGCGGCTTGTTCTTCAGCGGTGTACTCAACTTGAGTGGTTACGCCTGTTTCTACGTTTACTTCAATTCTGTGTGTCATGATGTTTACTCGTAAAGAATATTGATTGAACCTGCGTCAAAAGTGTCAGTGCCGTTGGTGGTGGTGATGCGTAATCGGTCAAGAGCGCCAGATGTTGTTTTAGTGCCGCTAAAAAAATTAATTGCGGGGGTTGTGCCACTACTTCTAAAAGTATTCCCTGTTAATGTCCAAATATTTGACCCTGCCAAGCTAAGAATTGCAGTGCCGCTTAAGGTATCAGTATTTACGTTAAGCCCACCTATTTGAAACATAGTCGTAAGAACACTATCCCATGCTGCTGCTGGCGTATTGGTAATTCGTGCAGAACTACCTACATAACCTGTTGCTTCTACTGAGCCAGAACCAATTTGTAAACTTACGTTGGGTACGTTAGTGCTGGTACTTACCCCAATAAGCATCACAGTAATACGCTTTACCCATGACGGTATAGATGTAAAGTCAATGCTTGTACCGCTGGTAGATGCAACAGCAGTGCCAGAGGTAATGCCAAGAATTGCGCCAGAGTTGATCGTGACGCTTGCTGAACCATCAATAGTAGTTGTCATGCCCATGTCCCCACGTTAGTTGCTGCGCCAGATGCGGAAAGCGGATTGATTCGGATGTAGCTACCAATGGCTGTTGAGTAAGCCCCGCCCGGTGCGGCTGACAGCGTGTATTGCGGAATGAATGTACCGCCAGCGTTTATTGATACTGTGCCTTTTACCATAAACACATACGATCTAAATGCTGAGGTTGATGCGTTAGTAATTACGCTGCTTGACGCTGTTTGTATAAAACTTGCTGTAACAGTTTGTCCCGTAGAAGAAAATACCGCGCCATCAGTATGGAAGGTGACGTCATGAGCAATGTTATTAACTGTTGCCGTTCCACCAAACCCTAGCGCGGTTGTGTGCGATGTTGTGCCAGCGGTTTTGCTTATTGCGACTACCAATTCAAACTCGTATACAGTGCTTGCTGATAGCGTTACACCAACACCAAACAAACTTTGTGCGCCTGTAGCGTTTGACCCTACATAAGCAGAATCCAATCTGTAATACTGTTGAGTCGGAACAATGCCTCGCTGTGTGCCGATAGGTGTAGCCGCAAAGATAGGGCTTGTGTATTCAATCTGCCCAGCGGCGGCTGGACTTGATAGCGTGTCAGAAGTTAAAACAAGTATTGACATGATTAAGCCTTTGGATATTTATCTTTGACTGCTTGAATTGCGGCTTTCCATGCGTCCATGCCGCCGTGATAAAGCAAATCAAACTGGTCTGTAATTGATGGGTATTCATCGGCACGTTTCTGTGTGTAAGGCCGTGCCGCTTGTTGTTCGGCACGAATGTCTTCAGCTTCAGCATCAGTGATTGATATTTTGTCGCCAATCAAATCGTCCTGTGAGCCATCAAGCTCATAAGCAAAAATGTTGTTGCTAGCATCTTTAAATAATTTCATGATTTATCCTTATCTCAACTCAAGCCAGAATACACCACTGTTTACGCTTGCAATTCTGTATGTGTCACCGTTTGGAACTATAAAAGTTACAGGGACAAATGCCGCAAATGTTTGCGTAGTTAACCCGCCGATAATTACGCTATTACTTGCAGAACTACCACCCATAATAAACACAGTAATCGGCCTGCCTGAACTATTTGTGTACGTTGTTGCAGCGGCTCTACTTGCGCTTAAGTTTTGCCATGTTTGACCAATGCCAATTACATCTGCTTGCAATGCCACCGTGCCTGTAACCGCTTGCAAAGTCAGCGTGTTTGTACCCGCAACGGCTGGCGCGGCAACAGTGATCGTGCCGCTGGTGTCGCCTGTTAAAACAAGTGAACTCATATTATTCCTTTACAAAACAACGTAACGGCTACCAGTGGGTACGGTCAACGTCACACCAGTTCCAAGAATTATAGGGCCAACAGAATGGGCATTTTTGTTGGTTGTAATGGCGTAACTTGCCGATATGGTGAGAAAGTTTTCAAAGATTACACCGCCAGCCACTGCGCCAGTACCAGTAGCAACACCACTGGTTAGTTGAAATTGAGTGCCATCATAGATAATCTGTACGGCAGCACCAATAAGTATGTCGTTAGATGCAAGAGCAGTGCTACCAAACTTGGTAATAGCTTTAGCACCTAGACCGTTTAGGTTAATTGTTACCGCCCCAATATTAGAAGCAGCAGCAACAAACCTAAATGTTTGACCAGTTGCGTAAGACGCAATTGAAGGAGTTACAGTACCTGTAATAGTACTAGTACCAGCAACACTTCCAATTAATATCTCAGTACCATTCTGACCAACAGCAGCTAAATTGGTACGAGCGCCGCTAGCTGTAGTAGAACCTGTACCACCACTTGCTACGGGCAAAGCGCCACCAGCAAAAGTAGGAACGTTTGTGAAAGATACAGCAGGCCCAGTAAAACTGTTTGTACCTGAAAATGTATTCGCCGCAGAAAATGTATTGGGGCCGTCTTGAGTAGCAAAGTTGGTAAGGGCCGCAGCGGTTACACGAAGTTCAAGTTTGTCAGCTGCTGCATATGCACGGGCTGTGGTGCCTTCTTGCGCACGAGTAGCAGTCAAAGTATCTCCCGAACGGGCTGTAATTTTGACAATCTCAATATTGTTACTGGAGTCCACCAATGTGGCGTAGAAATAATCTCCAGCACCCAAAGTTGGAAACAAAGCTCCTTGGCTAGTTGTTACAGTCAAGCTGGTCGACGAAGTTGTTATAGACGCTGCAAGCGTTGCTGTTGCGTTGTTTGTAAATTTGATACTCATTTAGCTACCTTTTATTTCAGGTTACGCAGCTTGTACAGCGTGCTCAAGTACAACGCCACAGCTTCGTCAATCAAGTTTTGAATGGCAGTTTCTGTGCGCTCAACAGCGGTGTACCGAAGTTTTTCAATGGCCGCAAGCTGCTGTTCCAGAACCACGTCAATTGAGCCAGTCATATCATTATCCAAAAGGGGTATTTTGTCAATGATTCCGTTCCGTCCTTGGTAGGCTTCAGCAATTGAGTCGGCAATCTCTACGACTTCATTGTAAAACGTGCTTAGCGCCATGTGTTGGGAAAAGCTTTTTGTACGCAGATGTTCCCGGTGGGCAATTTCCCGTCCTAGGAACAACATGGCAATAAGCTGCCCAATCTTGGTTGAGTCCATTATGTGTTTCCTTTATAAAATAACCCAACGGCTACCGCTGGAAACTGTAACTGACTGACCAGATGCAATTGTCATTTTTCCAACTGACATCGCTGAATTGCCCGTTGCAATCGTGTAACTTGTAGCTACAGTTTGGCTATTAACATGAATTCCGTTGGTTGCATTGACAATAGATGACTGCAATTCACCTGTGGATGGCTTGTAAAGGTATTTTGCATTGCTTGTGTAAACAGTTAATGCTGTACCAGTCGTAGCAGACGCAAATAATGGGTAGACATTGGTTGCCGTAGTGGTGTCGTTGCTGATTGCCGCGCCGCCTACTGATGCCCATGTAGTGCCGTTATGCCCTTCAAATTGCGTTGTAGTGGTGTTGAAACGCAAATAACCAGCAACTCCTGTTGGCTGCTGTGCTGTTGTTCCTTTAGGGATTAGTACGGCATCTGTTGCGCTGATAGCCAAGGTAACGGCTGGAGATGCTGTGCCAAGTCCGACTTTACCGGTTGCATCTTTGTAAATCTGATTTGTGCCGATAGCAATAATGCCCGTGCCGCCTGTCAGTGTGGTCGTGTAAGCAAGCGCAGTAAATGAACCTGCCGCAGATGCTGTTCCACCAATAGCTGGAGGACTGGCCAAATAAGTGCTGAAACCTGTACCGCTGACAGTACTGGACGCAGACAACGTAGTGAACGCGCCTGCCGCTGCCGCTGTACCGCCAATTGCTGGGGGTGACGCTAAGTATGTAGAGAATCCAGTGCCACTGACGGTACTTGATGCAGATAAGGTGGTAAACGCCCCGGCAGCTGCTGCGGTACCGCCAATAGCTGGAGGGCTGGCCAAATACGTAGAGAACCCAGTGCCGCTAACAGTACTGGACGCAGCCAACGTTGTGAATGCGCCTGTTGATGCTGTTGTTGCCCCAACCGTTCCGTTAATGTTGAAGTTGGTGGCAGTACCTGTAATGTTTGTACCAACCAATGCAGACGGTGTGCCAAGGGCCGGAGTCACTAATGTAGGCGATGTAGCAAGAACAACTACAGTTCCTGTACCTGTTGTCGAATAGGATGTACCCCAAGCTGAGCCTGTACTGTTAGCAATACCTGTTGCTGGATATGTAAATAAATATGGCGCAGCAAATTGAGTAAACGTAATAGCTGTAGTTCCAACAGTAATTGGGAGTGGTGTTTGCTGCACCCATGAGCTATTGGATAAGCTGCCACCAGACAATACAAGGATAAAGTCGCCAGCGTCAATTTCGTTTGTACCAGACCCGCTGGTATCGTAATCAGTTGCACGGGTCAGGATATAAGGCAGTACCGCTGTACCCGCTTGAGTCAGCGTGTATACCCCATTGTTAGCGCCAGCTACTTCATTCTTTATTAAAAGCCGTTTACCAACATCGCCAATAACCAATGTATAGCCATCAATGGTTAGCGTACCAACTGCTACAGCAGTTAAGGTAGCCCCCACCCCGCTTGAACCGTTGTTATAGGTGTTTGCTGCTAGGGCTGCTATTGTTGCGTAGTTACAAGCCGAGTGAAAATTAAGGCCAGAAGCAATTCCATCAACATATAACTTATTTGCAATATCAGTATTTGCAGATGGCGCTGTAGAGATTGTTCCTGTCGTCAAAGCAACGGAAGTAATATCCGTGTTTGCGCCTACCGCTGCTTTACCGGTGTTTAAGTTGGTAAAGTTGGCATCAACTTCCGTATTGGTTAACGGAGAACCTTTACCGGCCCGAGTGACAATCGTTACCATCTACTCTCCAATCAGGAGACTGTAATAGTCCAAGTGATGCTCATTGCATCAGCAGCACCTTTATTGACAACAGAAAATACTGTGCGGCAAAGCATTGTTCCTGCGGAAGCCGCATTAAAAATACCTGCTTCAGTAACTGCACCAGTACCAGTTCCGGCCGGAAAACTTGCTATGTATTCAATAGCATTTGTAGTCACAGTAGTCGAGGTCAGAGTTACCCGAGAACCAGAAATTACGGTTTGTAAAGTTGTATCGCCTACTGCGGCTGCTGTAGTTCCAGTGCCTAACTCCATGTGTGTCATGGCAGTAGCAGTCGCATCTTTCATACGTGACGCTATGTAGTTTTTGCCTACAGTGACTACCAAATTTTTAATTTCGCGGGTGTCTTTAACCATGCCGCTTTCATCAAAAAGGTCAATTCGGACATCACCGGTAATTTTGATACTGTCGTTAATCATGGTTGCTCCTGCTTAGAAAGTTCTGGACTCGCCAACATAATCCGCAGCAAAGTATGTAATGTCGCAATAATTCTGCGCAACTACCAGCCCGCTGTCTGATGTAGACATTGTCTCTGAAAAAAGTTTACTTGTCGCTAATCTTGTAACATCTGGTGAAGAAACAGTATCACTGTATGCCGGTGAATAAACAACAGCTGTAAAGTCGCTTAACGAAAAAGAATCTGCTTTTGTGATACCAACCGCAATTACTTTTGTGTCTGATGTAGAAACTGTTTCAACGTAAGCTGGGCTAATTAACTTAGCTGCACTATCAACTAAAGAAATTGTTTCTGCAAAGTCCCGAATAAATATCAAAACAGTAACAACGTTATCTGACATAGCCACGCTGTCTGAAGTTGCTTGATCAAAAGCAATAGTAGTTGCGTCGTCAAGATAAAAAGAATCTGCATCAGCAATTTTTGAAACAACAAATGCTGTGTTTTCAACAACAGTGACTAAGTCTGTAGTGTATTTAAACAAGCCTGTTGTATCTAAGTAAGCAGCAGATGCGAGAAGAATATATGAAATATCCGATACTGGGTACACATGAGCAACAGTGGCTGCGGCAATTTGCGCAGAGGTAGCAACTACAGGGTACTGATTACTTTCAGAAACTACCGGCGAGACAACTACAACACCTGCTCTCAGTTTGACTGATGTGACGCTAGATGTTGGGTTGGCAAGGGTAATTTTTGCGGGCATTAGAAATCAGCCCTTACTTTAAATTTCAACACGTCATACACTGTTTGAATAGTACCGTCGGCAAATGTAATTTCTATCTCACCTTCATAGTCTCCTGCGTCTCCTGTCAACATGGCAGGATTAGACGATGGATAGAAAGTAACTTCTCCATTGGGGCCATTAGTAATTGAGCCAGTCACTGTAGCTTGTAAAGTAGACGAACCAAGTGCACGAAATTTTAATAGAACTGTTGCACCAGTAATAGGAATTACAGCACCAGTTGTGTCGTCTGTGATATTACACACCAACGCAGGGCGGGTATCATCTTTAACCAGTTTAATTTTGTCAGTCATACAAGCCTCTGAAATTCAATTTGAACTGACGCACGAGTCAAGCCCTTATTCACTTGGGTACGAACATCAGCCATAACATCATTGAAACGCTTCAGGTATTCCATTGATGTTTTGAGATCGTAGTATGGTTGGTTTGGTGTGTTGTACAACCTTGCTCGTGCACCATACGCAATGTCTTCAAGAAACCGTTCAAAGATTTCTTCTTGTATGGTTGTAGATGCACGACTTGGCTTCAACGCAGCCAACACACGAATTTTGTTTGCCTCAGTTACTTTAGGGTAAGGCACTAAACGAATCTCTTGTGAAGACGGGCGGTAGTAGTAATAGGGATTTCCATCTAACGTATTCCAGTTAGTTGTGCGGTAAATCTGTGTCAACTGCTCAATTGACTTTGGCACAAGAAACTGTTCGCCGTACCAGCACTCAATAATGTCAGCAATTTTGTATGTGCCTTCATTAGCTTCAAGGTCATATGTGCCAATTGTTGCAACACCAGCCATTGGGTCAAGGTGCTGTTGAATGTACCGAGTCTCTTGGCAGAATTCTACGCAAGCATTCCGAATTGCGTTAAACGCAACAACCTCAGGCACGTCCTTAACAAACTGCATAACTTCTGGCAAAAACAAGTCGTATGCAACTTCGCTCATGATATTGATCCGGGCATAGTGGGGTTACGAGGCAACAAGCCCAATTCAGGTGAACCTGTTGTTTCAGACTGACCTTTAACGCTTGTAGAGGCTGAAAATGTAGTCAGATACATCTGACCCAAAGTGACACCTGCTGCGTACTCAGCATCTTTGGTACAGGCACGGAACATGATGTAGTCCAGCAAAGGGCCTTGGTACACATCAAAGATTGGAATAACTTGAGCCTCAGAAGTTAAATCAACAGGCTGCAATGAATAGTTGATCTCAATATAGTTTGTGCCCGTGCTTGGCGGATATACGTAATACGCCGTCTGGTCTTGCAAGTCGTAAATATAATTTTTAGTAATCGCACTAGCAGTGGTTGTGTGCCAGTCTGGATTAAACGCATCCAACAACTCTCGAGAAATGATGCGAACAGCACGACCCGGAGTTGTGCCTGTAGTACCCATATTCCGGTAAATGCCTAAAAGCATCCACCCGCCCGTAGGCAAAGTTTGTCTTGTTCCCGCTACAAGCTGCACCGCAACGGGTGTATTTGTAGCATTTGGCTGCATGAGCACAATTTGACGTAAGCCGTCATTGAGCCATTTTAATAGCTCCGCCCTTGTCCAGCGAACGCCAGAAATGTCGATAAGCTGTATTACAGCTTTATCAATAATAGCCCCAGCGGTAACTGTACCCATGCAACTTCCTTCAATTAATAGGGGCCGAAGCCCCTATTTTATCAAGCACCTTTAATGGCGATCCAAGTTGCAGCTGTGTCATCCACTTTAATAAATTGAGCAACTGTAACAGTTGATAGCGAATAGGCTGCACCTGCCGTGCCTCCATTTATAACGCCTGTCGATGCTGTTGCAGAACCATAAACTTTTAAAGTAGCAGCTGAAGTGTTTGCCACCACAACTGTATCACCAGCTACACGGTTTGTAGGAAGAGTTACCCCATCTGTTGTACTAGCGACAACTGTCGATACCACGTTTATATCAGCAGTCAAAGCCGTACCAGTTGTAATGGTAGTACCAGCAGCAGCAATACCAGTTGCCACAGTACCAACAACACCGAGGGCTTGAGTGCCGTATAAACCGCTAATTATCAAGTCATTTTTCGTAGTCATGTTTTTTCCTTTAGGTAAGAAAAGCGGGGCCAAAGCCCCGCCTTATTCTTTAGCCTGCGACTTGCAACAGGGCCAAACCGTTTGTCTGAGCGACTTGGGTGCCGTACACATTCAAACCGCGAACCAATGTACCGAAGTCATTGGGGTTTTGCAGTGACTCAACCTTGGCGATTTGAGATGCAAAAGTGATTGCTGACTTGTGGCCTGCGATCACAGCATGACGCTTCAATGCGCTGGTCAGAGTTGCGTCTGTACCAGTGTTAGGGTTCATGTAAGTCTTACCAACAGCGCCACGTGGAACGAGGTTAGAGACATACACTGTGAAGCGGTCGATCATACCGATCTTGCCGTTGCGCAAAACGCTGGCAGAGTCACCCATAAACTGGGCTTGTGCCAAGTTTGATTGCATCAGGATTTGACGCTCTGTAGGGGTGATGATCAACCAACGGTCAGTCTCAGGGACGTTGTTCTCATCCAGCACGCTTGACAAAGCAGTGATGCTTGACAAGATGTTGGAAGCGGTCAAAGTCACAGGAGCCAGATCGGTGCCCAGATTGAAAGAACCAGAGATTGCACCAGCGGTAGCGCCTTGGTTGGCAGCTGCGCCTTGGTTGAAGTTGGTATACAGAACGTCTTTGTCGATCTGAATCTTCATCTGCATAGCAGCATCATTGGTGAACATGTCCATCAATTTAGGCTTAGCTTGCAACTCCAACACGTTGTTCACGTTGACGCCGAAGTATTTACCCTTGTTGATGACCAGAGTGATGGTGCTGGGAGCAGGCACTTCATAAGCCAGATTCTGGCCAACAGAGTAGCTGTTGATGGTGATGGTAGGGATTGTATTGATGATCACGGTGTCGCCCATACCAGTAATGTCACCTTGCCAGTCAGTGTTGGCAATCTCACCGAAAACGGTGGCGGCATAGAATTTCTGTGCCAGTTTGCCAGACCAAAGGGCTGGGATGAAAGAACCAGAGTAGGCGGTGCCGGAATAGGCAACTTGACCTCCGGGGGTATTAAAACCGCCGGAGTTAATGGGATAGGCTGCTGCTGCGGTGATCGTGGACATGGTATTTCCTTTTTATGAAACGGTTTTGGTTTTCACCGCCATGTCCGGGGAATCTTTATCGGATTCGGCCTTCGGCATAGGCGGCATTGATATCTTTTTCAATTCGCTCCGCTTCTGCTTGGTCTAAATGCCCCTTGATCCACTCGTTATAGAAATTAGCAATTTGATCTTGTGACCAAACTGTTTTATCCCCAGCAGAAGTAGCAGGCGCAGGCGACGCACGTGAGCGGGTCGGTGCAACTTGACTCTGTAGCTGTTGGCTCGGCTTCTGTTGCATGGGGGCTACCTTACCTTGATACTGATTGAAAATGATTGCGGTGCGGTTTGCGTCAAGCGACTCATATGCGTTTGTCAACGCAACTTGTCTAGGCAATCCATACACAGGATCAACTTCAGCCAGCCAAGCTAGAAATCCTTGATCTATGTTCAAAGTTTCCCAGTTCGGTACTTGAGCGGACAGGTTGGCCAAGAATTTGTCTTTATCAGACACAACTTGACGTTCAGTCACATTCCCAAGTTTGCCCTGTAGCTCCTCAATCCTCGACACCAAATGAGCGTTTTGACTACGAAACTCCGCAACCTTTTGCTCAGATGCACGGTCAATAAGATCAAGCAGATCAGAACCAAATGCTTCTTTGTCTTGTTCAGTGATAAGAGTCTTCGCCGTAGACGGTTGGGTCACAGTTTGCTGTACTCGGGCTGTTGCGTTTTCCGCAATGAGTTGCTGGACTTGTCCATTCATCTCACGCATCTGCGCGTGCAACCTTGGTACTTCTGCGTCATACATTCCTTTAAGCGTCAGGTACTTGCGTTCCCACGTCTCTTCTGGAATTGTCGGCTTCGGTTCTGGCTCTTGCGAGATCGGTAGCTGTGGGGGTTCAGGGGCTGAGGCCGGGTTTGGTGCTAGGTTTGGGTCAGTCTCCGTGTTATCGGTCTGTCCTGTCATCTGGGCTACAAACGCATCTGCGTCATCAACTTGTTTCTGAATCGCCTTTGGCAATGCCATATCTCTATCTCCTTCGCTCCGACTACGCTTGGGACTCCGACTTTACGGTCAGTCCGGGTACGCTTACGGTCTGCTACTTGGTTTAAAAATTTAACTGTAAGCTCCGACTTAACGGTCTGCCTACTGTCTTCGGGTTTTGGCAATCAAGGCAGAACCTTGATCCACCAACTCAAGAATTTCCTTGAGTTCGACAGCACGCCCTTGCAGGCGAACCATCTGATCTGTACTTTGCGCGTCTACAAGTCTATCGAGAGTCTCTTGTTGCCGCGCTTGCAAAAATTCTAACAGCGGTTTGAATTCGGCGGATTGCAACTGCAATAAGCAGCGGGCAACCCTTTCATCGACTCTAACCAATTACTTGCACATGCCGTCAGTTTTGGCAGTCATAGCAGTGTATTCAGCACCGCCACGTTTGCCCAAATTGATGATGTCGCCATCAGAACCACCAGCGCCTTGCGTTGCGGGGCCTTTAGACATGCCGTCAGTTTTGGCTGATTCTTGTTTGTACTCAGCTGAACGCTTTTCCACTGGATTTACTGCTTGCATAAGAAACTCCTTTTGCGATGTTGCGTATTATCACTTGTTGCTGACACTTGTCAACTACTTACACCAACCATTGGTGCAAAATTGTTTGTAACGGGTGCTCCGTCTTGCAATTGTGCTCCCGGCTGAGGGGCTGGAGGAGAACCTCCGGCTTGGGCTTGACCATTCTGCTGCTGAGCCATGGCTTGTTGCTGCATCATAGCTTGCTGTTGTTGCATGGCCATACGCTGCTTGATGATCTCAATCGGTGGCACGATGTGGTCAGGGTTGAGATCAAGTGTCTTGGCCGACTGGCGCAGGAGTTCTGCGATGCCTTCCATGCCGATGACTTGCTGAACAACGGGACTCTGCAAGGCAATCTGAAGGAACTGGTTCTGACGAACCTGAGCTTGTTCTTTGACCACCAACGACGTGGCACCACGGGCAATGATATTGATGTCACCCTTCAAGTCGGGGTCGTCACCATAGCGCATGTTGTAGTAGTACAACCGCTCAATGATCGGAGCAATGACGCTCTCGTCGATATTGGCAATCACCTGCTTGATAGACTTGCCAGCGTTGCTCATCAGCATAGACATACCGGACGCTGTACGGCCAGCGCCACCTGCTGGGCTGTCACCCGACATATATCGGGGAATACCCGTGTATTCATCGGCCAACGTAGCAAACTTCTCATACACCGCCATAAGCTCAGCAGCAAGCGAATTAGGCTGGTAGAACTGCATTGGAGGGGCAGAGCCTGCAAGTGGGTCAGAAGTGACCTGCCAGACCTTCCAAGGGTACATTTGAGTGATATTTTCGCCTTGTGGAAGCCTGTCAATGTTGTAAACCACCTGTGGGCCAGATGAAATTGACATGTTATTGACCAAAGAACGGGCTGCTGCGTTGCAAATATCCTGCGTATCGCGGCACAAATCAGAGACAGAATTGCCCCAAAATGCCCCCGGAACCTCTTCATATGAGGCTTTAAAGTACGGTTTACGCCCCAATGGGTCGGGATTTACCACTGCTTTGATGACCCAATGGCCTACAACCCACCCCTCAATGGGGTAATCTATCAACGGATCGGGTACATCTTCCTCAGACATACCCCAGTCTCGCAGTAATTGACCCTGTACGCTGCCCCAATACTGGAGTGCATCGATCAATTGAGACGGGTTTTGCTGCACGCCCATGGTAGATTTACCCTCGGCAGCAGCTTTATTCATGTCAACGTAGATCCAATCGCGCAAACCGCCCTTGCCATACTCCTCAAGCACCGCACGGATCGCGCCATCGCTGTAACCTTCAACGCCCATCATGGCCTGTAAGTCAGACCGATGCAATTTATGGCGTTCAATCATGTAGCCATCGTCAATATTCGTGGCATCCGCTGCGGGATAGATGTTAAACGGGTCGACTCGCTCCCACTCGAGAACCAGTGCGTCCTGCACATCCATGTTGTAGTGCCCATTCTGCCCCGGAACCCATTTCATTTTGGGTCGTTTACGGACAACTGGGCCTTTCATGATGGCCGAAGGGAATGTAGTGATGTCGTCGAGGAAGTCAGCAAAGGCGTGTGTCCACTTACCTTCTTTCAGCTGGTCATCCATCTTCAATTCCATACGCTCAGCCGTGCGCTTGGCCATATCCTTCAGATGCGACATGGCAATGTCTTTCATCTCAAGTAAGCGCTCACGTACCTGCTGATCCGTTGGTGGCGTACCTGCCGCCCACAGCTGCTGCACTTCCTGCTGTGCCTGCTGCATGATTGACTCAACTTGATCGGGGGGTACTTCTGGCATCGGGCTTGGCTCAATAGTCCAAGGCTTATCTTCGGTAGCTGTTACAAGTGTGTCTTTTAACCAACTGGACGCTGCACGGCACTTGTTGCTGGTGAGCATCATATAAATCGTTGCACTGCCCTGTTCTCTCAGCTGCGCTAGCTTGTCGGGGTCATATTCGCCCCTGCGCGCGCGAACAGATTTCAACATTTTTATCTCTGAAGTCTGCTGCTTGGCCATCATTGCAGACATCCACTGTTTACGGATATACCCTGCAAGGGCTTGAACTACGGGCTGGGAATTGGCTTCCTGCGCTTTAGCTCTTGCCTCTTCCTGCATCGCCTTGAGGGATTTAATAGTGACAAGGCCGCCGCCCGCCGAGATTGTCCCCGGCGCATTGCTATTCGTAATGTTTAATCCAAGTTGCATATGCGTCACACTTTAAACATGTTTGGGGGTGTAACAGATCGCAATGACTGTGTCAAGACCAGACGTAGTCTATCTTCTTGACTTCCACTGCTTTCCTCTGCCACGTGTCTCCGGTCACATTACCGTCTGCATGCAGGCACGCATATTGATGCGCATCAGCAATGTGGGAGTGGGAATTCTTCTCCGGCTTATCGTCCTTCTCGCCGTTTTGTCGGATTTTATACCTATATCCGCCGCGAAGGGAAGTAATTAAATTTGTACAGCACGGATCAATTAGATGGGCAGGTTTCCCATCCACAACTCTAGTGAGCATCTTGTCAACTGCATTGATACGTGCCACGACACTGTTTGACTTGGCCGAGATGACTCTAAACCCCTCGGCACGCAGGATATCAAACACTGACCGCTCGTCTGTCTGCGCGCGCTGCTGCCCCGCTGGGTCTCCGATGATCAACACATTCATACCCGGAAATCTGTTGGCCAGTAGAGGTTTCAACTTCTCTCGGCAGAACCGCAATGTGCCCATGCCGTCAGACACAAGGTCAGCAAAAGTCAACAACCGCCCCTGCATGTCGATCTGGTTTATAGTGCATGCCGGTGTAAGCCCGAAGTCCATCCCGATGATGAGCGGGTGTGTGGACAGCTTGATGTAGTTCAGTGTCTGCTTGGACACGTGGGTGTCTCGATCAAACGCTCTAAACACTGGCTGGCCAGACAGCGACTTACCAAAGTCCCCGTGCACATACACATCGACCCAGTCCTCAGACTTACCCTCACACAAGTTCTCATAGTACCCATCGGGTAGGAACTGCACCCAGTCCGCTTCTTGGCTCAGACCACTGGGCTGTATGGTGACGTGCGTGTTCTTTGGAGGTTCGGTAAGTATCTTCTCCCAAAACGTATCCATGTCCGGCGGGTTAGTTGCCCCCCAAACTTTGTGTATCTGTCTGCCGTGGTCATCACACGCACCAACCCCGTTCATCGTCCTGTCTGGGTAGCGCCCCAGTCGACCAGTCAGCGCGTTGTAAATGTCTGGGTTAATCTCGCGGAACTCATCCATAACGCCAAATGTCAACTGCAACGAGAGTAGACGACGTACGTCATTGGCATCATCCAGTCCACGAAACAGTACTTCACACTCGACGTCATCAAACTTCAACTGAAACTTACTGTTCGTCTTCTCCAGTATCCCCGCTTCCCCATCTGGGTACCACTTGATGAAGTCCGGTATGGTCGTGTCCCACAGCATCTGGCGGGTGTTACGAATGACGGCCACCCTGCTACGACGTATGCCGTCCGGTGACGGTGCAATACGCTGAGCCTCATAACCAATCTTGATGAGCGCCGCCGTGGTCTTTGTCGAACCCACTGGCCCCACAATGAAATTGGCAAACTTGTCTGCGGTAAGGAATGGAACTACCGACGCTGGCGGTGTGTAGACTAGGTTAGCCATCTATTGTCATCGGTTGTGTGGTCTGCGGAAGGTTAATCGTAATGCTGAACTTCGGTGCCGTGTTCACATTGCTTGTGTCATTCTTTGGCGCTTTAAGCCCAGCGACGTCTGTCAGTGCTTGAAACACCGAGAGCTTCTGGAGAATGGTGCTGTCGTTACTTACTGCCTGCTTGAACATCATGGCCATCATCTCCTCAGCCATAAGACCGGCCTTGAGTCTGAAAGTCATCCCGTTTCGTTCAAACTCCGCACGCTGAGTCTGTACTGCACTGATGAACGGTGGCCACTGCGCCAGTCGTTCCCACTTGTCACCTTCAAACCCAAACCGCTGGGCTATGGCCGCAGGGTCTTCCAAGCCAGCCGCACACTCCCATATCAACTGGGGCGGAATATCCAACGTGACATGCGCTTCTGACGCAGTCGGTGACAACGCAAATTCTGTGTGGTCGTCTATCAGGTCTTCATTCATGCTATGCGGTATCCATGCTGCGCCAAAATAGCAACCACTCTTCTACCTTGCCGCTCAGCAAGGGCTATAGCTTTGAGGTCATGCCCAGATACGCCGCCCAATGCTTCCCACTCACGGCTAACTCTAGCGGAGTCTTTTTCAAGTTTTGCGTCTAAGGTTTCCATAGCTGCCACTCGTTTTTCAAACTCATTCATGCTCAGCGACAGTCTGTTTTATAAAGTCCGACAAGGCCCGGCGGATTAATTCCGACACAGTCAGCCCCGTCGCTTCCGACATATCGCGCAGTTCATCCATGATCTGCTCTGGCAGATGGAAGTTATACCGCTTCAATATTTACCCTTAGTAACAGGCTTACCAGCTTTTTTCATTGCGGCTTCTTCTTTCTTCTCGCCTTTTTTATACATGGCGGCTGGCATTTTTTTCTCAGTCTTTTCTTCTTTGGTGGATTCATTGCCTTTAAATGCGGCAAAAGGGTTGGGTTTTTTGGTGGCCATGAAAGTACTCCGTTGGGTTGCTGACGTGTGTATGGTAGCTATATGGGCGCTGTTGTCAAGTGGGTGAGGTGTGGCAAACGTGTGTATATTGGGGATTTTTGGCCTTGTTAAGTGAGCAACAGGTAAACAGACGCACCCCCTCGCCGTGTCCGTGTCCCTCCCCCCTACCCCCCTAAGGGTTTACCCTATGGTTGTCGGGTCAAAACCATTAGTGTAGGGCATCGTATCCCTCGGCTTTCGTGATCTTTAACAATCGACATTGTCCATCTTATGCTGTGCTTCGCAGTTCAAGGCGTAATGCTTTCGGATTCAAGCATGGGTAAACATAAGTTGTACTTTGTGAAAGCAGTTCATTAAAAATTTAATAGCGTTTTGCGTGTTTGGGTGAAGTAACACGCCGGTGATGTCCGACTCTATTGCCTAACCCGTAAGGCATGGCATAAACACGCATGGCAAGCGTGGGAGTCGGTTTCAAGATGTACATTGCATGGTGTAGTGTGCATCTTCCAAACCTAACTTACTTAAGGATTTCATCATGAATCTCGTAAACATCATCGACAATGGCACTTCTATCGTTTTGTCTTCTAAGACCGGCAAAACTGGTTCGTTTGCACGGGCTGTGGCTTTCGCTGATCGCCAAACCCGCATGGACATGGGTCACGCCATGTACGCCAAATGGCTTGCAAATGGTCAGTATCGCCCCTTGGTGAATGACATTCTCGATACGCTTGTGCCAAAGTCAGCCGCGCCTTTTATCGGTGGTTTAGTTCCACAGTATGGTTCCGTGTCAAAAGAGCAACTGATCGGCTTGTGCTTGGCTGTCAATAATGCAGTCGTGACCAAGGGCAAAGAACTCAAGGGTCAAAAGGGTTTCGTGTACGGCATCGTTCAGCGTATCGCCGAGCAGGGTGCGCCAGAAATTGTCGAAGCCTAAGCAGTCTCACTTCTGAAGCCCACAACATTGTGGGTTTTGGTAGGTAGATTCAAATGCTAAAGCGTTGGGTGTTGGGGTGAGAATCCCCATTGGATGCCCAAGTGTGTAGGCGGAGACCTTGTCACACCATATTGAATGACCACAACAATTCCTGAGCATGAATCAAACTGCTCACCCTCATTCACTTAATCACGGAGTAACTCATGCGTATTCATTCTGTCCCACGCGGTTCGATGTATCCCATGCCATCGCTTGCAACAGGCGATAAAGATAAAGTATTACCCGGCGGTCTGCCACCAGTACCTAACCGGAATATATATTCCAAGCTGACTGGTCACCACAAAACCACGCACAAACACACACAACAATGGCGTGACAATCGTAGTCACGGAAACGTGGCGACATACGTGGGTGCATGGGCGCAAGCCAAGCTGTCTTGAATATTCTCAGGGTTTGCCACAAGAATATTCACCGGAATATTCAGTACTACAAAAAATATAGTTGGCTTATCAACGACTTACGTTAAAACTAATACTTTGAATATTCCAATATTCCAATATTCCATATAAATATAGGCTGCTACACGTAGCCATGTTTCCGAACAGTCACGCGCTGATGCGACCACATAATCCGCATCATTCACAAACCCGCCTGACCCTTTCCAAAACACGGAATATTGGAATATTCACGTTAGTGCCCACTAACTACGCTCGTAAGTCGTTGATAAGCTAACTGTTTTTTTGTTAGTACTCACTCACGTAAATATTCTCTTATCAATCCTATCGCGGAATATTCACCCGCAAAAGTGCGCCAGCACCTATCACGCCCCGAAATCCCCAGCCAAGCAGTCAGGCATCGTTGACTGCATTTCACCCACCAACTTACCTTTAACTCACTTACTTGGACAACCTATGAAAACCCAACTGATGTACTTGACCATCCCAACCGACTTGGACCACCTCATTGTCGACCCCAACTTCGCCAGTAATGACCACGAGTTCGTGTTTGAGTGCGACATGAACGACAACCCTATGGATGCCGATGACCCTGAGTTCTATCTGCGCCAGTACTACAAATCTGTGGGGGTATGATGAATCCTATTTACTACATTGGCGGGACAATCATGTCCTGCGGCTTTATCTTCGTTGGATGGGGTAGCGAAGGCTATCTGTCCAACCTTTGTCTTATTCTCGGTGGCTTGTATTTCGGTCACCTTGTCACTGATGCACTCAACAGTCCAACCAAGGAATCCTTATGAAAGTTGTAATCAATGATTGTCATGGTGGTTTCGGTTTGACCGATGCCGCATTGGAAGAATACAAAAACCGTAAAAACATCACAAGCCCTAATTTCTACTGTTTCGACATTCCTCGGGAGTGCCCAGTGTTGGTTGCAATGGTTGAAGAACAAGGAACCGCAATCAATGCCGACTATTCTGATTTGAAAGTTGTGGAAATACCCGATGATGTAAATTGGTATATCAAAGACTACGACGGCCTTGAACACGTGGCCGAACGTCACAGGACTTGGGGTTAAAAATGACAATCAAATCCATCACAGTCGAAGTCCGTAATGTATACGGCAACACGCTGGTCTATCCGATCTGCGACACAGCCAAACTCTTTGCACGCATCGCCAACAAGACCACACTGAACGCATCTATCCTCAACGATGTAGTACAGCTTGGATTCCAAGTCAACACAACCAGCAGCGTGCTGCCCTTCAAACTCGATACACCCAAGGAGTAACCATGTTTCGTGTATTTATCCCCAACCTCAATCGCTGGATTGAAAACGTCCCTGCCACCGAAGCCCTTGTCTACAAGGAAGAAGGCTATCAAGTAGAACGCATGGAGGCAACATGAGGACATACAAAGTTCGAGAATTTCACGCAGGACTCCATTGGTATCACGTGGTGGAGTTGTTTGTCGATGGTGAATGTATTGGCGAAATGAATCTCACCAATGTATCTGAACGCGATGCTTTCATCAAAGAATGGATTGCCTCATGAGCGAAGACTACCACCTACCTATATGCACTCACTGTTATGCAGTGCGTGTCGAGCCACAACGTAAACACCTATCACGCCCGACCTGTGCGTCATGTGGTGACAAGATCGCCAAAGAACGTAAGTTCACTGTGGTGTGTAACAACAAGCAGGGGTATGAACTTATCACGAACCCTGACTACCTTAAACAACTCAACCCCAAGAGGACAACATGATTAGCGACGAAGAATGGGAAAGGCGCAAGCCTGAGTTTGCCCAGTGGTATGCCAAGCACATGATCGAGGTATTCGGCCCTTGCATGGCTAGAGGTATTGCCAACCGAGAAGTGCTTGTCGACAAAATAATAAAGCTTGACCCGAACAGCTTTTGGGAACTGGTACTCGAAATCATAAACAAGGAGACAACATGATGGGCAAAAGATTCAAAGAACTTGCTGAGCAAGCGGGACTGTACGACTTTGTATTTGAAGCAATGGGTGTCGACGAGGAGTTAACAAACTTTGCCGAGTCAATTGTGCGGGAATGTGCCACGGTTGCTGGTAGAGATGTTGCGCATTTTGTATTAAAACACTTTGAACTGGAGAATTGATATGACAATCAAAACGATATACACAGAAGTCGAGGTAGACGTGGACTTGAGCGACTTCGACACTGCTGACTTGGTCGAGGAACTGAATGATCGTGGCTCACATGGCTTGAGCTTTGACGACACTGAGACGCTGACCAAAGCGTGGCAACACGACCGAGAGGGGCGCAGAGATGAGGCATACGCCATCCTGCGTGAGTACATGTTATGGAAACTGGGGAGAGTTATATGAGTGCATTTCCAAGCCCAGAACACAAAATCATTCTGCTGACCCAACTGAGAACCCTTGGAGTCAAGACGGTCGAGGTCACCTTCTCTGGTGGGGGCGACTCAGGCAGTATCGACGACGTTAACGTCTACGATAACGACAATGATGACGTCAACCTGACGATACACCACCTCGACTGGCCTGAGGAAAGTTCTATACATGACCCTGATACCAACGCATGGATAACTGAGGTCAAGGTGGTAACCATACCCTTGGACGAAGTACTTAAACGTGTAACCATTGATGCGCTGGCGGAATCAGGGCTTGACTGGTACAACAACGATGGCGGTCAAGGTAGCTTGCTCATCGACTTCAACAAGTCGCCGCCTGAAATCAGCCTAGATGTAGGCATCAACTACACAACTACCGAAGACCATACGATTGACCTAAACGAGGAGGACGAAGATGCACCCATGTCACCATAGTATGACCAGCGTGAAGGTGTGGGGAGGTAAGTTAGAAGACTACCAAGCCATACACGACTGGTTTGATGCGACCAAAGAACTGTGGGCAGATGCCAGACATCGTGCCCTGCGACACCATAGCCAAGGGATATTTGAGGCTGAGCGTGTGTTTGGACATGCCATAACAAACAGTGACGGCAGACTTGTGCCTGTACGTTACATCGGCGAGCAGCATGTCAAAGAGGACTGCGGTGGACGTATCCCGACCATCGTGGATTGGCTAGGCAAGATACCCATGGAAGTATGGATGAACCGAAGTTATAAGGTGGAATGACATGATGCACCGCAAATTCTATGCACGAAAGAACCCATGGGCGGCACATGGTGGACGCATGACCATACAGAAAGCATTCAGACATTGGGTGCAACCACATAAAGCTGAGAAAGCATCCAGTATGTCGGCATGGCGGTATGAGCGTGAGCTTGCTTCATTCGATATGAACAAAGATCGCAATCGTTCAGCAGTTGGATTGGTGCGAGCATTCGGCTCACCAACATTCTTTAATGGTGCATACCGCAACGCAGAGAACGACTAGCGCAGCAGGTGAGCTACCAGACTACACAATCAAATCAAACACAAGCGTAGAACTTGTGACAACAGCAGTGGGCTAGGAAAAACACCTATCACAACTGCATATCACACGGCGATCCAAACGGCGTCGACTTCAAATCAAACTGTAACTTACTGAGGGACTTATGAAATACTCCGACATCAAAAGCTCTGTACTGAGCAACTTCTCCATTGGCAACAAGCTTGTGCCCTTCATCAAGGGTAGGCCCGGCGGCGGTAAGAGTGCACTTGCACGTGATATCGTCAACTCTCTAGGTATTAACCCTGAGCGTGTGACCGAGTTCAACCCAAGTCTGCGTGACCCTGTGGACATCATGGGTGTGCCACGCACGGACAACGACGTAGCCAAGTGGATACCAATGCCTGAGTTCTGGCGTATTCGTGACGACGGCACTGACCAACCATGTGCCTTGATCGTGGAGGAATTGAGCGATGCGCCTGTCCCCATGCAGAACCCAATGTGCCGAGTCATCCTTGACCGGTACGCGGGCGAACTTGGACTTCACAAAAAGCTGGTCATTATCGCCACAGGTAACCGAACCGAGGACAAGTCAGGTGCGAACCGCATGACTACCAAGCTGAGCAATCGTATGCAGAACTTGGACTACGACGAGAACCTTGATGACTGGGTTAACTGGGCGCTAGATAAGGGGATACGCCTTGACCTGATTCAGTTTCTACGCTTCCGGCCCAACCTGTTGTCTGACTTCCAACCCAACCGAGAACTTAACCCGACTCCCCGTACATGGGAATTCGTGAATGAGGTCAACGCTAGCTTGCCAAGTGATCTGTACTTCGGCAACATCGCTGGTCTCGTCGGTGAGGGTGCGGCGGCTGAGTACACAGGCTTCAAGCGTATCTTTGAGAACTTGCCCAACATCGACGGCATCATCATGAACCCTGCCAAGGCTGAAGTCCCCAAGGACATGGCTGTGCTGTATGCCTTAACTGGTGCGCTAGCACACCGAGTGTCAGTGGACAACATCGACCGAGTAGCTGAGTACATCAATCGTATGCCGCAGGACTTCCAAGTCATGTGCATGCTGGATGCTCAGACACTTGCCCCCAAGATTCGCAATACCAAGGCATATGTGCAGTGGACTGTGAAGAACGCCAACGTCTTAATGTAAGGAGAACTTAATGAAACTGACGACACTTGCTGAGAAAGCCGTACTGGTCAAGCTGACCACACGCCGAGCCAACCTGACCAAGCGAGACACTATCGCAGAGGAATTTGTGCAGGAGGAACTGGGCGACACGTCGCTCATCGTTAACAAGAAGTTGTTTAGGGACGCAATGAACCCTGTCAACATACTGGTTAGCAAGATGAGTGAACCATACACCTATCACAAAACGCACACACTGCCATACGTTGACAAGGGGCCAAGGCTTCTACCAACTACACAGTATCTTGATTACACAGCGAACATGAGGCGTATCAATCAAGAGGTGGACACGATGAAGGCCAACGTCATGCCCAAGTATGACCAGTATGTACAGCTTGACATCCAATCTCGCATCGCACGGGATGCAGGCAAAGCTAAGCCGCCAAAGTACATCGCCCCAAGCTTGGAAGACTACCCAACGTCTGAACAGTTTGAGCAAGCGATAAGCACGACACTGGTGTTCTCACCATTGCCTGATGCACGACACTTCCTGTTTGATATCAGTGAAGAAGACATGGGACAGTTCAACGATCAGATGGACGCAGTCTCACAACGCGCAAGGTCGGAGGTCATTAAACGCATGATGGAGCCGCTGAAGCACTTGGTGGACAAGCTCAACAAGCCTATCGGTACTGAGGGACATATCTTCCGTGACTCTGCGGTTGAGAATGTGATCGAGGGTATCGACATGGCGAAGAAGCTCAACGTCAATGATGACCCTGACATCGTGGACATGGCGAACACCATCGGTGAGGCCATATCTAAGTACTCCACTAACGTGGACGTGTTGCGTGAGTCTCCTATTGTCCGGGAGCAGGCTGCGGCGAAGCTGGACTATATTGCACGACAGATGGGAGGTTTGTATCAATGATCACATTCACGGAACTTGAGGTAGTACTCATCATCGGATGGGTGGTAACAGTCTTTGCGTTCATGAACTTGAGCAAGAGGTTGACTATCAGCCGCAACAGAATGGGTGCAATGGACAGGCTTCTCCAAGAGATAGCCGACAAGAAGGTGCATATCGAGCGAGATAGCGACAACAACATCAACATAATAACACTGGAGTGACACATGGCAACTAAACTGGAGAAAGCCAAGGCGCAGATCATTCTCGATCATGCGTTCTTTGCATCAATACTACTCAAGCGTAAGCTGGTAGAGACACGCAAGATACCAACGCTAGCGGTAGATCAGAAGTCAACGATCTACTACAACCCTGACTTCATTGAAGGGCTACCTGTGCCACAGATAGTGTGGGGCTTGTGTCATGAGGTCGGTCACGTTATCGGTCAGCATGCTAGCCGCAAGGGTACACGACAACACAAGAAGTGGAACTATGCTGGTGACGCATGGATTAACGACATGCTTGACTCATGCAAGATCGGTCAGCGTATTCCCAACTGTGTGGACATGGCAGGGTCTAAGGACTTGACTGTCGAGACTATCTACGACAACTTGCCTGATAACGGGGGCGGCGGTGGAGGTGGAGGTGGAGGTGGAGGTGGTCAGGGCGGAGGAGGTGACTTCGATATGGGTGACATCGGTGAAGACATCATCCAAGGTGATGGCGGTAAGCCTATGACTCAGGACGAGATCAACGAACACAACGCTGAGATCAAGGTGCAGATCGCTGAAGCTGCGCAGGCAGCCAAGACACGTGGTGCATTAAGCGGTACGCTAGCTGGTATTGTGGCTGAGATTCTGGACGTCAAGACGCCTTGGTATGAAATCCTTGAGAAGCATTGTGTCAGTCGTGTCAATCAGGGTCAGACATGGCGCAGACCGAATCGTCGCTTTGAGGATGTGTACTTGCCAAGCGTAGACAAGCTGCCACAGATGGGAGAACTTGTCGTGCAGATCGACGTATCTGGATCGATCTCTAAGCAGGAGTTAGATCACTACTCAGGTCACCTATCACGCATTGCTGAGCAGTGCAGACCGGAGAAAGTTCATGTCTTGTACACAGACACAGACGTCGTCAAGCACGTTGAGTTTGAATGTGGTGAGGAAGTCACCCTTGAGTTCTACTCAGGCGGTGGTACAGACATGCCAGCAGGATTTACCTACTGTGATGAGCATGGCATCAACCCCGACGTGTTCGTGTGTCTTACCGATGGTTATACAGACTTCGGTGAAGCGCAGAACTACCCAATCGTGTGGTGTATCAGCAGTGACATTGAAGCCCCTCACGGCGAGAATGTTCACTTCGAAATGGTGTGATTACCTTTAAAGAAAGCGTGGCATGGGGCTGGATTATGAAAGACTCGACCAGACCCCATACCGTCGCCAGAATATACGCGTACTGGGAAAAAGGTAAACCACAGAAGCTATATCGTGCTGAAGTACTCGATTGCGAAATCATGGTGTTCGACACACTTGAAGAAGCAAAAGCGTGGGCGGCGATGGCGCTCAGAATTTAATCAGGAGGAGGTATGAGACTTACTAAATACGCCATCATGATAATACGTGAGCGAACCAAAGAAATTGAAGCGTTAACCAAAGGCATGGCTCGCATGGGGGCGTTTGATGATCTTGTAAAACACAGGATGAAATATAAAACACCACCCCAACCTAAGTTCTCTGATATCAATTTAGATGATCTTAAAGGCGACGATGCCCGTATGGTTGTCATTGCTGGACTTCACAACGTGCCAACGCCGAACATGAGTTACTTCAAAGACGGCACATGGGAACAACGTACCGCAGAACAACAACGTAAAGTGTTGCTCAACACAGCAGTAGAGAAGGGATTGGATTTATTCAGAAAAGAATTACGTAAAAACATGGAGAATGGTTATGTCAAGATGCCAGCTAAACCACGAAACACTTGAGAAGTATCGCTACGTTAACGTAGAGGATGTTGAATGGTGGGAATATATTTTTTCTGACTTTGAAGAAGACATGCGTAAGCATGGAGTCAAGGTTGACCAAATATACTTCAGCGGTTTTTGGAGCCAAGGTGATGGTGCATGTTTCGATGGGAGTGTCCAAGATTGGGGTTTGTATCTATTGCACCTAGGGTACGACGACCAGATACTCACATCCCTTGCGAACCAAACATGGTGGGGTAACTGGGAACGTAGAGGGCGCTACTCTCATGAGAACAGTGTATTGATCGACAGTGATTTGCACATGGGTGAGAACCCATATTGTTCGACTTCAGATGGGCTTAGGCATGATGCGTGGCAACACAAGATTCACACCTATGACTTCCTTGCGATACATGAGGAGATTGAGAAGAACTTGAGGGGGCACATGAATGATTTGTACGACAAACTTAGAAAGGAGTATGACCACTTAATAACGGATGAAGCAGTAATTGAATGGCTTGAATTTAACAACAAATTAACTGAACTGGAGATTTAACATGGCATACGTAGCAATCAGCGGAAACTTAGTAGCATCAGTCAAGAACCACATGGACATGATGCACGACAAAGACAAGAGATCGATTCCTGAGGTAGACGGCACACTTGATATCAATACAGTCCCGAACGATATCATGGACAAAGTGTGGGGGGAGCATATGCACCTTGCAAATCAAATGCCGCAAGAGTGGAAGAAATACAAAGACGAGGTAGAACTCAGAGTTGATATACCACGTGGAGATGGTACGTCTTACAAGATAGACCGCACTATGAGACTTGTTGGTGGCATCCATATGATGTGCCCACCGGATACGCCTAACTATGGGTTTCGTATCCAAGTACCCGCCGACCATGAATTGATGGCAGAGTATGTTGCGTATCAAATTCAAGTCGACGAAGTCAAACAGCGATGGAACAAAGTTTCAACAGAGATAGTCAAGTTCTTAAAGAACTGCAAGTCACTCAATGAAGCGTTGAAGCTCTGGCCAGATGTTCGCATCTACATACCCAAAGAGTTCATTGATCGTGTGGAGCATAAGGCTGAACGTAGTGCGGCTACATCCACAGCGTTAGATGTACTGAAGTCCATAGACACAGACGGTGCAGTTGCGGCGGCAGTTGGTGCACGTTTGGCAGCAGCACGGAGTCAATCATGAATGAAGGCATCTTGGAATCTATTGAGAAACGCCTGATTCGTATTGAGTCACGACTTGTTCAGTTGATGCTCCACATGGGGCTTGACCCCTATGCGCAATCGTACGAAACAGAACAACCCACCTATCACAAACGGAGTAGCTAATGGCAATTTCAAATTCTATATTTAATTCGGCACAACAATCCTCTGGATTTACTAATATACCTATTGGCAACGGCGGTATTGGTTCATCGATTGGCAACGGCGCTATTTCAAGTACTGCGATGCACCAAACCGCACATTATCAATCTGAAATGACGGTCGACCATAACAAACAAACAAACATCCGAATCACCCACGTGGAGAACGGGTTCATTGTTGAGGTTGGTAGTGAAGCATTACTCATTAGGAAGTACGTCGCCAAAGACATGGATGAGGTACGTGACCTAATCACAAGTGACATGGTCACACAACGTATGGAAGGAAAGTAATCATGCCAGACTTAAAGACTGAACTTATGAAACTCGACAACCTAGTATTTGATGACGATGCACAGCCACAAGCTCAGGAAGTTATCGTGCATACAACAGACGACAAACCAACAAGCATGATGGAAGTTATTTGGAAACACATCAAGGCAAACCCTGCGGCTAACTATAGAGAAATCTGTAAAGCCCTTGGAAAGTCACAGTCCGATGTATCGACCCGTCTGACTCAGATGTACCACAGTGGCAAGCTCACACGTAACGCCAAGGATGGGATATATCAATGGTACGTTACTGGGGACAACTACAACAAGCATGTGCGTGGGTTAAAAACAGATACTCGTAAGAGCAAGGTAGCAAAGAAAGTTAAGGCTGTAGTTAAGGCTGCGGCCCCCCGGGTAGAGACTAAGTACCCAACTAAGTACGACGTTAACGAGTTGCTTAGTACGATGTCTATCGTTGAGGCCCGTGCTCTATACGACAAGCTCAAAGCCTTGTTCGGAGGTTGACCATGTGGGACGTACTGGTAACCTTACTGCTCATGTTCTTTGGCGCACTGGTTGTAGTTGTCGGCGGTGCAGTGTTTGTGTGGACAATCTTTCATTTGCAAAACGGAGGTGAGGATGATTAAAGACCCAAGAATTCCTGATCAACAAGGGTTTATGGCAGTTTCGCCAAGTGACCCTAACCCCCGAGGTATGTTGTATTTCACAGAGGCGTCAGCACTTAACCAGAAGGTAGCCATGGATGCCTTGCGGGAGAAGTATCCAGAAGGCTGGAACACTGAGTATTGGAAAGAAAAGCCTGAACCTTGGCAAGTTTTTAAATTAACAATCAGCGAAAGAATTGCATGACTGAATTTAATAAACCAACAGAGCCGAAGACACAGCAACAGGTCTACGATGAGTTGCGCAATGGTGTGATTGAAGAAGTGGCAATGGCAATGGAGCGTATGAAAGGCTTTGGCACTGACACGATTGATTCGTTGACTGTTTACATCAGGGAGATGAAGAAATGAAAATGAGGGTGAGGCGTATCAAGCAAACACGCCATTGTTTACAAGGCTGGTTTGAAGCAGGTTTTTTGGCTAGAGAAAAACGCAACAAAGAAAATCGTAGGTTACTGCGTGAGAGATACATGCGTGGTGACTATGTGGTTATCGACGGCGAAGCTTGGATGAAAGATTTAAAATTATGAACATTGAAGACCAAAAATTCTTATCCGAGGTAGCGCATCGTTCCAAAGACCCAGTGATGATGCAAAGCATTGTCTTGTCTGCAATCAATGGTATGAAACGTGGCGCTGAAGAAGTTCGCTCTCATGCTGTTGACATGGAAACAGTGGCAAGCATGGCATTAAACACACGCTTGTTCAAAGGCAATGAGACATTCATAGCTGACAAGCTGGAGAAGTGGAAACACATGAACAGCAATCGTTGGGATGCTCAAATAGAAAGACTGCGGGAGAAAGCAAAATGAATAACCCACCACTAGTTCCAGTGGAGCGACCTGACTTTGAGTTTCGCTGGCTGCTCAATGAGAAAGACTACGAACATACAAGACATGTGTTTGAGGAATACGTGAAGACACAGCTTGGTACGCCACCAGTGCGGGATGGGGACAAGTACCTATTTGAAAAGCATGAAGTCTATTGGCGTGTGTGGCAAGCCGCTTATCGTTCAAAGGGGTTCTACGCATGAACAAGAGATGTAAGCACATTGGGAAAGATGGATTCCACAGATGCGGAAGCTATGCTTTTAATTTAGAAAAAGATGACATTGACCAAGGTGACTTGTGCGATGTTCACTATTGGCAAAAGAGAGCGTTGGAAGCAGTGAACATTGAGCGTGAAGCCTGTGCTGTTGCTTGTGAACAAGAGCAAGAATATTGGGGTTGGGACAAGGTTTTTGATGCCGCAAAACTTATCAGAGCCAGAGGAGAACAAGCATGACACAAGATGAAATCATTGATTTGGCTACTGAGGCTGGATTGGCTTACAACCATGATGACTATCCAGACATTTGGGATACCTACATGAATGTTGGGCGTGAAGAAATTATGGTTTTTGCCAAACTGGTAGTCGCTAAAGAACGTGAAGCCTGTGCAAAGCTAGCTGGAGAATTTGCTCAAAAGTGGTGGTCGATTCACTGTGACAGCAATAAGCACATGGAAACAACCCGCAAGGCGCATGATGATTTTTGTGCTTTACAAGTCGCCATCAGAGCCAGAGGTGAAGCATGATTGAAGCAGAACAAATCATGAAACGGTGTCAGGCTGGCACACGCAATTACGAAGAAGCAAACAATCTTCATGCGGCATGTTATGGAATGATTGGAAAGCTGTTGGCACAGCGCACGTGGGTTGACTTAACCCAACAAGAACTTGACGAATTAGATGAACAAAGCCCATCACTACATGATTTTGTTCAAAATTTAATGTCCAAACTCAAGGAGAAGAACACATGACAACAGCCTACAACCGTATTGACCGCTTTTTGCGGAAAAACCTCAATGACGATGACTATCCAGCATATAAAGAAGAACTAGATGCGTTATGCCAAGCAAAGTTACAGCGCACATGGGTTGATCTGACACCACAGGACTACGCCGAGATATTTAGAACCGCCCGAAGCGTTGACTACGCCGCTCGACTTGCCGCCACCAAACTCAAGGAGAAGAACAATGCTTGAAATGATTAGAACATTCTGGGGTAAGGTGCGTGGACTACATGGTGAACGTAGAACAATCGTAGAGCAGGGGCTGGTGTACAGATGCACCAAGTGCCATTTAATTTTCATAACCAAAATAGCGGGGGAGCAACATGAGTGCCGTGAACGCATTTAACTGGAAAGAATACACAGATGAGGAACATGCAAAGAAGGGCGGGGCAAGACTGGGGTCTGGTAGGAAGATACCCAACGTAGATATGCGTAGAGCCATGGCTATGCTGAATGAAGGACTGACCAAAAAAGAAATTGCCAACAGGTTTGACATCCCGTACAAATCAATGCTGACGCTATTCAAGAACGTGGGTGCGCAAGAATCACGTGGCCCATACGAATGGACAGGTAAATACAAAGGAACAAAGAAATGACTGACTTAGTAAATCACCCCGACCACTACAAAGTTGGCGGCATTGAAACCATTGACTTCATTGAGGCCAAGAAGCTTAACTACAACATGGGCAACGCTGTGAAGTACATCAGTCGAGCCGAATATAAAGGCAACAAGCGGCAGGACTTGGAAAAAGCCATTTGGTATATCAACAGAGAACTGGGCAAACTTAATGAAAACAATAACGCTTGACTTTGAGACGTACTACTCCAAGGAGTTCAGCCTATCCAAGATGACAACTGAGGAATACATACGGGACTTGCAGTTCCAAGTCATCGGGTTTGGTTACAAGATAGATGATGGTGAAGTCCACTGGGTTACCGGGGAAACTGAAGATATCAAACAAGCCCTACACGACCTTGACATCCCTAATGCGTACCTTATATGCCACCACTCAGCCTTTGATGGAGCCATACTTGCATGGAGGTTTGGCATCATAGCGAAGTACTATATAGATACGTTGTCAATGGCAAGACCTATCACCGGTCAAACTGTTGGGGGTAGTCTGGCTAAGCTAGCCAAGAAGTTCATGCTTGGTGAGAAAGGTACTGAGGTTGTCAACGCGATGGGTAAACGTAGAGATGACTTCACCCCACAAGAGTTGGCGGCATACGGCGAGTACTGCAAGAACGACGTGCAGCTTACGTACGACCTGTACCATGTACTGCGTCAGTGGAATCCCCCAAAGGAATTGTTCATACAAGACTTGATGGTGCGGATGTTCGTTGACCCCATACTTGAGTTGGACAGTGACGTGTTGCATGCACACTTGAAGTCAGTGCAGACTAAGAAGGCTGAGTTGATGCGCCGTATCGACGCTACTATCGGCAGAGATGAATTGATGTCCAACCCCAAGTTTGCTGCGGTGTTGCAGAAGTTAGGTGTCACCCCTCCGACCAAGATAAGTTTGAGAACAAAAAAGGAAACATATGCGTTCGGTAAAACTGATGCGGGGTTCAAAGCCCTACTTGAACACCCAAACCCAGCCGTCCAAGCTGTCGTTACCGCACGTCTCGGCATCAAGTCAACGCTTGAAGAAACCAGAACAGAAAGCTTCATTGGCATTGCCCAAAGGGGAGCGTTACCGATTCTGCTGAACTACTGGGGAGCGCACACTGGTAGAGCAAGCGGTGGAGACAAGATGAATCTCCAGAACTTACCAAGAGGCGGCG